TGGAATGGCTTGTGGTCAATGGCTACAGACATCTGGGATGGGATTTGGTCTACAGCTCAAAGAATTTGGAATGGCTTGTGGAGTTTTGCGACAGACGCATGGAATGGGATTTGGAGCATGGCCCAAAGAATCTGGGACGGCATGTGGTCTGCAGCTGAAAACATAGGCAGCAGTATTTGGGATTCGCTAAAAACCGGGTGGGATAATATATGGTCAAATGTAGGTAGTATAGGCGATCAGATTTGGAAAGGGTTAAAAGACGGTCTGGAAAATGTTTATTTCATTCTAAGAGATCAGCTCAACAAGCTAAATCCTGCCAACCTGTTTGAAAAGATGTTTAAGGTTGACATGAAGGGAAGGGGAACGGTTGAGAAAGCCCTAAATATTGATGTGCCATTCATGAATTTTGCAAGAGGTGGTGAAGTGCCTGGAAGGGCAAAAGTACCTGGTGACTCTTTGATAAATGATAGAATACTTGCATTGCTTTCTCCTGGTGAAGCGGTGATACCTAGATCCATCATGGAAGATCCCCAGATGAGCAGGCTAGTGAGAGCTATAATAGATGGTGACTTTAGTCTTCCAAGATTTGCCTTTGGTGGAGCTATTGGCGGTACTTTGGGCAAGGTACTGGATGGAGACGTAAAGGGTGCAGGGGAAGACATAGTTAACGCTGTTAAAAAGCTAACACCTAAAGAAATGTGGGCAATGGTCAAGAAAAAAGTATTTGATGAAATGATTTGGAAAATGCTTGCAGCAAACAAATTTCAAACGGGCGGCCTTGTGAATGGCGTTGGCGGCATGGTTGAACCAGGTGAATTTGTTATTTCAAGGCCAGCGGTCAAAGATATTGGCGTAGGGCCGCTAGAGCGTTTAAACAGCGGAAGGGGATTTGGCAGGTCAAGCGTTTCTCAAAACTTTGAATTCAATGTTACAATCAATACGAGCAAAGAAATAAATAGCGACTTTGTGCGTGATGAAATTATGCCAGCACTAAAAACACAACTTAGAAGAGATTCAATAGACGGCAGAAGATTAATAGAAGCAACAGGAATAGGACTATGACCATAACAAACCAAACCGCTTGGCTGGAAAGAACATGGCTTGATACCTCATGGCTTGGTGCAGATATAGAAGACAGCACCAACATGCAAGTAGAGTTAAAAATTCCAGACGTTTTAAGCCCGATAAATGCACAGGCTGAACTAAAAATAGTCACTGACCAGCCTGTCAACTCTCAAGCTGAGTTAAAAATAAATACTCAACACATCACCCCAATGCAGACCGAGATAGGTCTAAACGTTGAAGAGCCTGTTGCCGCTCAAGTTGAGCTTAAGATTGTAGACGTGCTCAATGGAAATTTTACACAGGCAAGGCCATTTATCGAATTGCAAAACAACAACAGGCAGCAAGTCGAGCAGATTATTGTAGACGCTCTCAAGACAACGGGCGCTCAAGTAGATCTGAAAGTTGTGGACGACCTGCATATCAAGGGCGCAGAAGTATATTCTTCTAACCTTTACTGGGTTCGGTGTGGCGGTTGGCTGGAAACGGCTTGGCTGACAAAAGCATGGCTTGCAAGGAGGATTTGCCCAGGCTCAAGGCAACAAGTTGAACTTAGGATTGACACGCAGATTAATGTGGGCGCACAAGTTGAGCTTAAGATTGTAGACGTAGAGCATGGCATTTATAATCAAGTGGAAATGAAGATAGACGTAATTACAGACGTTGGAGCACAAGCCAATCTTCAAACCATCGAGCGGATTCCGTCCCAAGTTTTGATATCTCTTTATAACGTGGTACGACCAAGAATTATGTGCCAATTTCCATCAAGAGGCACGACAGGATTAAACTGGACTGCTTCAAGCACTGAACCAGGTGACTTTTCAATACTCAATGTTAACAATGACATCTCAGAGTTTTATTACCGTTCTGCAAGCGGGGTGACAACTATAAACCTTGACTGTGACACCGAAATCACTCAAGGTATTTTTATGGACACATTCTATGCAGAAGGCCATAACTTGACATCCTCGGCAACGGTTGTCTTTGAAGGAACGAACGATCCAACATATACAACAATATCTTGGACTGAAAACCTTACACCGCAAGACGACAAGATTTTTTACGTGGAGCCTGCGCTGCCTCTCACATCATATCGATATTGGAGGTTGAGAATATCCGACCCAACCAATACGGATGGTTTTGTTAAAATTGGCACAATCATATTTGGCGCTTCCAATATCCTAAATTCTGAGTGTGCAACACAAGATATCGTCGTTGCTCCAAGGGAATTTAAGAACACTCTTAGAACTGAGGGTTTTACCTCTGTTGGCAATTCGAGGTCACTGAAGAGATCCATTAAGTTAGATTTTAGATCCATTTCTTATGACAGCGGAGATTATGACACGCTCAACAATGTTATAAATTACAGCAGAACAACTTTAAAGTGCTTATGGATACCGGACCCAAGAAGCCAAAGTTTGATGAAAAGATTTGCAGTGTTTGGAAAGATAAAAGGAATTCCCAGTCAAAAGCATAATGTGAAGGGTATCAATGAAAATATGGACTTTATAGATTTCACAATTGAGATTGATGAGGCTGAATAATGTCAAGCAAGGACAGAAGACCGCACGAAACAGCAACGGTATTAAATCAGCAGCTGCTTGATTTCTCGCAAGACAATCTTGAAAACAAGCTTCAAATGATAGTTGAAATTGAACGGCCACAAGAGGAAGAGCCACGACATGAATGTACATTTACAACTGGAACGCCTGGGGATGTTTTTGCTAAATACAATCCGTTCATTCTTTACCAAGCTGTCATATTTGAAACAACTGGTACGCTGCCGCCAGAAATTACAGCAGGCCAGACTTACTATGTCCGAGATCCATCAGAGGGAAATTTTCAGATTTCTGCTACGCAACTGGGAGCAAAGATCAATCTATCAACTTCCGGAACAGGGACACATTCGGTATCTTCAGCAACGGGTGTTTTAAGGGTATCGGACAGAAATATTTTTGTTGGCGAAAGATTTTATGAAGCAAGGACAAAGATACCATTGATACAGCGACTTGTTGGCGAATGGCTTAGGCCCACAATAGAATTTTCCTCCATCAAGGTTGCTGTTTCCAATGTTGACGGTGAATATACTGGAATGCTTCCAGGGGGTGACAACTACGAAGGTCAGATAAACAACAGTGTTGTCATAAAGCTTGGGCTTCGGGATGTTGAATCAACTTATTTCACCGTATTTGATGGTTTTGTAACTGAAACCGGAGGATTCACTAGGGATATAACATCAATCAAGTATGTAGCCCGTGACAAGTTTGATCGACTGGACGTTAAATTCCCAACCAACTTGTTTAAACACGCAGATTATCCAAAAATATCAGACGAGGTTGCAGGACTTGCCAAGCCAGTTATATATGGAGATTACACTGCAACAGTAGAAACAGAAGGAAATGTACCAGCCTTTATTGTCAATGGAAGAGATCCACAAAGCTACTACAACAAGGAATTGCCTGTATCCATAGCCAACGGAAGCCCTGGAATTTTCACCCTTGAAAACCACCTGTTTGACAACGATGACAAGGTGCATCTAACAACTGATGGAACGCTTCCAAGTCCTTTGAATACTGGATTTGATTACTTTATCGTATATTTGACTGCTGACACTTTTGCAATTACTGACACCCCTGGAGGCGTAGCAATTGGCACAAGTGGAGGTTCCGGGCAACACAATGTTGTTGCTCAAGACCTGGTAAACATCCAATGTCTGATTTCTGACCATGCATTAAAAGACTTCCAGCAATCAGAGGTTTGGCTTTCAAGGTCTGAGGTCTTTTATAGAATCGATTCATCTGATATTGTCAATGTGAACGTTGACAACAATTATTTTGAAGTTGTGCAGAATAGTGGCAACACGCTCATAGAAGGCGCAAATTATACTTATGATTCAAGTGACACTTTCATAGTAAAGGTAAAAGGAAGAGATCTAGGGGCATACGATGACAACATTATCTGGCAGGCAAAACACATATTGGAAACATATGCTAGTGTTGATCCTGCTGAATTTAACCCTAACTGGACTACTTACAGGGACAAGGCAACACCTTCCCAAAGTGCAACAGCCAACATTAAGTCAAGGGTATGGCTTCAAGAAAGCCAAAGCGTTTTAGAATACTCGCTTTCACTGTTGGAGCAAGTTAGGCTTGAGTACTTTATCTCAAGAGATCTTGACATTAAGATAAATTCCCTGCACCTTGAAGACTTTGACCCAGACCCTACGCCGAGGTTAAGAAATTTTGATGTTGTTGAAGGCTCCATAAGTGTAGCCATTGACGAAAGAAACAATTTTAATCGGGCGCAGGGTTTTAGTGATTTCAATCCATTCCTTGGCGAGAACTTCAAAAAAACGGGTATTTTTAGAAATCAAGCAGCCATAGACCAATCCGGAAAAGAAATATTTAGATCAATCGAATTGCCAAATCTATACGTTACCACTGACGTAGAAAACCAGATAAAAGAGATCCTAAGAATTGCCAGCGGGACCGCTGAATTAATCGATTTCAAGTCAACAGCCAGGCATTTGTTGAGAGACATTGGAGACTTTCTTAAAGTCTCAGTTGAAATTGGGGCAACGGTTTACGATAATGTACCAATGATGATCAGAGAAATTGGATACGGAAGTGACTTAAAGTTGCCCATGAAACTATGGTCATTCCAAATGATCCCGTTTGGAAATCCAAGCGGCTGGAATCCAGGTTATGCAGGGATAGTAGCAGGCGACACAGCAACAATATCAGAAGAGTAGGCCAGCAAGGCCGTTTAAACATTTCATGGAGGCAGAACAATGGCAGTATCAATTACGGTTTCGGCAACAATGGGCGGCGCGGCTTACGCAGATGCACTAGCAGGAGGTGACACAGGCATAGATTTTGGCCAAGTTTCCACAGGCGCATACACACCATTAATAGACCAGCCAACAAATGACGGTGCTCTACCCATATGGATAAGTCATAATGCCGTAGTAGATCCAATCACAGATTGTGGAGTATTTACACAGCAGTACAGCGGTACTTATGGCGGTGCGGCAACAGCTGCAGGCGATTTCACAACGTTAAAGAACATGGGTTTTACATCAGCAGGTTCGACCGCCAACAACTCAAACGGCGATTGGCAAGGTCTTGCAGTGGATATGGATTGGGATGTTACGACAGCAAACCAATTTGATCCAACACGCATAGGATCGGGCGGCGGTGCTGGTTCAAATGTTTTTATCTTTGGGGATGGTGTTGCATCATCGACAGATGGAATTGACCTTTCCAGCTCATTCGATTTAAAAGCGGCTGCCATGGTCTACAATAATGCTGCTGTTCCAACCGCTCCAACTGCTCCAGTGGATGGAAAAATAGGAAAGTCGGCTGATTCTGTTTTGGGCGACAATTGCAAATTAATTTCGAGGTTTTTCCTCAACAATGGCGCAAGTACAGGCGGGATTATGCAATGGGATATGGTTTTTAATTATTCTCACACGGCATAGTTTAATGATTACAGTTCGCAGCCTTTTATGAGTGGAAATATATAGAATGAAAAGTTCCCATATCAAGCCAATTTTCGATGTGCGTTGGCGTCTTGAGTATCACGACGGAACAGCTCCAAAGTGGGGCCAATGGACTCGACCGGAGAAAGACCCAGCAAAAATGTGTTCCTTCCAGCCTCGCAAAGGATTGGCAAGGGCTTTTGTAGAGGTTCGGGATAAAAGAACATTTCAAACGTTTACCCCTGTTCATTGCAAAGCGGATGATTTTGTAATGTTCAAGTGGGAGTATCTTGCTAGTATTGCAATGTGTTTAAACAAGCCTATACAAGAACAAAAGGTAAATCCCCAAGTTGCTGGTTTGAAGCTGGTGACGCGTGATTTAGAGGCTTTGATTTTGGTTGATGGGCGTGAACCTGTTATCAAAAAAAGGATTGAATCGGACAAAGAATATAATTATGCCTGTTTTTAAAGGAGTGAATAAATATGGCAGACACAACAACAATCATATCGAGAAAAAAGCTGGAATTCCCAGATATTGGATATAGCGGGGGTGTGCCTCTAGAGGTTCTTGTTAAAGATATGTTCACCGTCTTGGGAGATAATGTCGGCACTAGATACGAAGCATATTCATCTATCGCCAACTCAACAACTGTTGAGCTTGACCATAACTTTGGCGCAGCCTTCGCAGAATACAAGATACTGCTTTACACTGGGACAGCCACGGACATGACAAGGGTTCAAGACCCTGCAGCAGCTGGCTGGACAATTGCAGCAAAGGCAGGGAGCCTTAAGACTGTAATAGAAATTACAACACCCGGCAGCGGTGGCCCACATAGCTTTTTTGTGATAATGTCGCATGGAACATTTATTGAATCTATCGACGAATTGGATGACGTAAACAATACAGGCGTTGCCGACGGTTACATATTGAAGTGGGTGGATGCCAATAGTCGATATGAGCCTGGGGCAAATACAGTAACCCCATGGACGACATCCTTTAAGACTGCACTTTACACCGCCGTGGACAAGGATGAAATTTTTGCGAATACAGGCGGTGGAGCCTTTCAGATTAACTTGCCAGCTGCCGCAACAATAGGCAAGAGGGTTAGGGTTATAGATTATAATAATACTTTTGGGAGCAATACATTAACAGTTGGAAGAAACGGCAATAATATTAATGGAGCCGCTTCTGACATGACATTATCGACAAATGGAATAGCTGTTGAATTTGTTGCCAACGGCAACGGTGATTGGAGGACAATTTAATGAAGTTTTTTTATGTGTTATTTTGTGTGCTTTTATTTTTTAGGTCTGATTTCGTTCTTTCTCAAAGCTACGAAACGAGCCAAAAAAGGAAAATGGAGCAGTATATTGAGATCGGCAGCGGTGATTTTACAGTTGATAGCTCAACTATCTTTAACGAAAGCGGCGCTGATGCTGATTTTAGAATCGAGTCAGACACTCTGATTAATGCATTTTTTATGGAAGGATCAAATGGAAATTTAGGTGTTGGAACCGCCGTACCAACTGAAAAAATAGAAACATACACTACAACAGGCAATGGAAACCTTATAAGGATGCACACGGCTGCAGTAGCCGAATACAAAATCGGAATTCCCAGTGGATCAACCGACCTTTATCTAACTAATAGTTCTGGTGCAGCTGCTGGTACAACCACAACCAAAGGCATATTGATTGATACAAGCGGGGAGGTTGGACTAGGTTTAACTCCTCAAACAAAACTTAATTTACTTTCCAGCTCATCATCAACGTATACAGATGGAATACTGTTTGGGACTGCCTCAAATACGACACACGGGTTAGGGATATGGTACAACAATAACGGAGCCACCACTGCATACATAGACTCAAGAATTGATTCGGATACATCAAAAATACAAATTAGAACAAAGACTGACGGGACAGCAGTCAATGCTTTAACCGTCCTTGGCAATGGTAAAGTTGGTCTTAACACGTTGTTGCCGTTAGGCTTGTTTCATTCAAGTAATGGCATACCAACAAGTTTTACGCCAGATGCTGGTGCAGATGAAGGTGTATTTTCTGGTAGTGGCTCAGAAGCAGGAGTAACAATTGCAAGCACTACAACTGGAGCTTTAAATTTTGGAACGGCAGGCGTTGGCAATGGGAGGAAAGGGAGAATACAATATAACTTTCCGAACAATGAAATGAGGTTGTTTACAAACGACTTACAAAGGTTAACAGTAGACTCAAGTGGTGCAATTGGTATTGGTGACTCACCAAATAATGTTGGCTCTCACTCGACCTTACTAGACATCGTGGGCGGTTCTCGGTCAGCTCTTCAGATTAGGGGTACTGAAGCAACGAACGTTAATGGTGCAATCCAATTTTATGAAGGTACAACCTTACAGAGTGCTATTCAAAATCGGAGTACTGGGACGGGTAAACTTGAATTTACAACAGGTGACGGGGGGTTCTTGTTTTTTGGAGATATAACAGTTCAGAACGGAAACAGCTCGCTCGGTCTGGCATATGTCTCCCAAGATGCATCTGGCAATGAATGGCATTTTGGGAGAAACAATGGCGATGGAAATTTTGATATTGTAAGACAGACTGGAACAGGCGTAACACTTGTTACAAATAGTTGGGCTGCGACATCTGACGAACGGCTGAAGAAAGATATTATAGAGTATACTGGCGGCTTGTCGGTCGTTAAAAAAATCAATGTTCGTGAATTTGCTTGGAAAAAAACAGATGAAAAGGAAATTGGATTTATTGCTCAAGAGCTAATGAATGTTTTCCCAGATGCTGTTTATGGAGATCCAAAAAGTACCGTTGATACACCGATGAGCGTGTCAAAAACAAAGTTGATCCCTGTATTGACTAAAGCCATTCAAGAACAACAAGAAATCATAGAAATGCAAAAACAATGGATTTGCTCACAGGCAGACGCTCCACAGGCACTATGCAACTAAAAAAAATCCCCTATCTCTAGGGGATTCTTTCTATTGGTATTGAAACTTTATCAAACTCTCTTCGAGATCCTTCAAGCAGTGTTGCTTGTCCGAGTTAATGCAAGTTACATAATCGCTATAAAGCAACTCAATTTCCCTTATAACTGTTGGCGTGTCCTTTGTTGTGACCATCTGTAGCGTTCTGCCAAATGCAGCAACAAAACCTTTCTTATGATATTCTGTTGATATCACAAGCCAGCCGTGGATGTTTTCGAAAGCATAATTGTATTCTTGCTTCAATGTTTTGATTGGCTTTTTTTCAAAGATCTCAGCATACAACGAAACAGGGTATACAACTGTTATATTTTTAATCGTTTCTGACTCTGTCCCTGTTTCAAGAAACCATGAATCCGCAATTTTTGCGGATTCCTTTGATAGATATTCGGTCATTTCCCAATACCTTGGATCTCTTTTCTTGTATTCTGAATTCTTGTCATTGACACATGAGCACAATAAAGCAGCAATTATCAAAAGTCTCATTTTTTTAACCTCAAAGTTTATAGACCAATCTCATGGCTTCGAATTCTAAAGGTTGCAGGCAGTATTGTCTAGCCCCCACCGGATCAGTGGCATGGCCCATGCAATCTAGAAATTCTTCGTACTGCTTGTCAATACCATCGAGCATTGGCATATTCATTTCTTTCGATGTTCCAACAGCAGCCAACTGCCTGCCTGTAGCAATAACATAGCCTTCCCATATGATTGATGATTTCCAATCCTCAAATTGCAATATGACTTTCTTTGTCCTTTCAAGTCTAAGGACTGCTCTCGTTATATAGTGGTCAAACCACTGACCAAAAACATGACCTTGAACACCGCCAAAAGCTGAGCCAATAATTGTAACAGGGTAGTTATTAATTACATCGCGCAAGTGTTCCGGTATTGCTGTTGCATAAAGATCGTGCCAAGCAGATTCTAACTTGTGCCAACCTTTTTCAAGCTCCTCTTGAATGCCTTTAATCGAGACACCACACACTTTTGTTTTAATCAAACACCTGCCGCTAAATGGATCTCTTGTTATGCATTTTGTAGTGCATGTGGAGTAAGCCGAGGACTCGACAAAAACTAGGGCCATAAGGGCCATGACGATTTTTTTCATAAAAAACATTCCTTTCTGTGAGTAAAAAATATACATAAACATGTATATGCATGCAAGGTTGGAATGTCAACGGTTAATATGACAAAAAGCCGACTCATATAAGTAAGTCGGCTTCTTGTCGTAGCTGATTTGATGCTAAATTTTAGACTTTTGCGGTTCTATTTTTGGCCTCATGGCTTCAAGAACTTCACCCAACTTTGACAAGTTGATTGCATCTCTTTTTTGGTCTTGTTCGAAAGCCGTCAAGATTTGCGAACGCTTGTCTCTGTATGCTTTTCTTATCTCTTGAAGCTCTTTTTCAATCGCCTCAAAACCTAACTCCAAGTTAGCATCATTTTCTTTCACGATATCGAAATCAGACATTTAAATTCCTTTTATGGAGTCCCAACAGGACCAGCATTAACAGGCCCATTAGTTGCGTTGCGCATAACAATCGTCGAAAGGGCTGCATTTAAAGCCGCCAAAGAGCTGTTTGTTGCGTTGTTGCTATAGTTTTGAGAATTGAGAGTATTCTGCATTGCCAGCAAGTTAGAAAAACCTGTGTCAGCAGCACTAGTTGGAGGTGTAGACTGTGCTATTTTGGCTCCCATCTGCGACCCGCTTAGCTGGGACATAAGAGCAAGGATATCACCATTTGCAGAAGATTTTTGAAGTTGTCCAACGCTAGCTGCATCGAGGGGATCAAGTTTAACAAGTCTTTCCATCAACGCACCACGGAAGGCCATGTTAAGCGCTCTGCTGTTGTTTAGCTCATCAAGAGCCGACTGGTTTTGAAGATTTTGGTTCACAATCGCATTCTGGAAGGACAATTCAGAATATTTGTCGTTCCTGGCTGAATGCTGAATATCCATAACTTCTTTTTGTCCCGTTGCCCATGCAGGAACGGATTGATTTACACCAACGTGCGAATTGTTGACCGAGTCTAATGTTTGTTCTGTTGACATGTTGTTACCTCATGACATGAAGTGAAAGTTTAAACGCAATTATGATAACATAAATAAAACCAGTCAACAGATAATATTATGTTTAAACGAGGTGCAAAATGCCAGATAAGATATTGGAAATAACAAACAAAACAATGGTGCCTCTAAGTTTTATTGTTCTCGGATGGTTTGCTGTGTCCTGGGTTCTAGATTTAAAAAAAACGTCCGAAATTAATGCCATGACGGTCAAAAGCCAAAAAAGTACACAAGAAAAACTATCTCAAAAAATGGATTCCATAACTGAACGACTTGCAAAAATAGAAGCCTCTTTGATATTTATAAAAGAAAACATAGAAAGGTCAAAAAAATGAAAGATACAAAAGACGTGGTTAGCTTTGGCTGCCACATGATAAAGGCTATAGAATCATCGTTGGAAGATGGAAAGATTTCAATCAGCGACATTATTCATTTTAAATCTGTGTTGCCAAAACTTGCAGCAGCTGTATCTGGGATACAGAATGTTAAGGGCGAAATAGAAAGTATGAACGCCGAACAAATGGGTAACCTTGTTTTATATGTAAAACAGGAATTTGATTTAAAAGATAATGATTTGGAATTTTTCATTGAAAACATTATAGATATAGTTTGCGGGATGATAGAAGCCATAAAAAACTTTAAAGAGCTTAAAAATGTATCATAAAATAATTAGAGATTATTTATTGCAATTTGTTGGGACTCCTTACATCTGGGGAGGAGATGACCCAATAAATGGATTCGATTGTTCTGGATTTGCCCAAGAATATCTAGCATCTTTTGGCAAAGATCCACCAGGCGACCAAACTGCAAACAGTCTATATAGATATTTTTTAAAGCATGGAGAGATAAAAAAACATTGCGACTTGGGTTATCTCCTTTTTTTTGGCGACAAAGAAAGAATAAAGCATGTTGCCATTGGTTTGACCGCTGATTTGATGATTGAAGCGGGAGGAGGAACAAGTGTAACTAGAACGATAAATGACGCAATAATACAAAATGCATACATACGGATAAGGCCGCACAACTCTAGAAATGATCTTGTCGTTATTTTAGATCCCCTTTTTTAGTCCATCGCTTTGACCAAAAAAGAGCATATCCGCAATCTGGGCAATCAACCGTAGATTTATTTACATCTTTGCGCACAGCGTATTCCAAACCAACAACAGAATATATTTCTTCGGACAAGCTAATGCACCCTTGAGATGCACAAAAGGCCGCCAATTTACTTTTTTTTGAAAAAGATTGTGGCTGCTTGGAATACCTTGTTTCTAGATTATAGGTATGTTCTCGCGGCGTTGCAGAAATACCAAAAGTAATTGTGTCGCTCACTTTGCAATCCTGTATTTTAGGTTTGCAAAAAGGATATCAATTAATGGTCTTTTGGCTCAAGTGTCTTTTTTGTTCTAAACATAGACTCATACTTATCTGAATTTGAAACTAAAACGTCTGCAATATGTGGCGTTCCAAATATTGGCATAACGTTTTCTGGGCGATCCATGTGTTGTTCTTTTTCCAACTTATCCATAAAACGACTATACAATGTGCTAATAATTTTATGATCCACGTTCGATAAGGTCTTATCTTCTGCATACAATATTTTAAACATAGCGCCGCTGAAGTCTGCTACTTCGTGATCATATATAGGCATGTTATGCCTGTACTTAGACTTAAAACGGATCTCTTCCAACTTTTTTTCGTCTGACTTGTAAGGATCTATACCAAGTGAGTCTGGTATATACACGTAAAACATGTCGTAAAAAATATTTTCACCGTTTGCAGGGATATCCATAACCTTTTGATAAGAATAAAAGAAAGCTAGAAAGTCATATATCTGTACTACTTCGTAAGATTGCAAGTGTACGTCTACCCTATCTCGACCGTTTAAACTGTCATGTGATTCATAGATCGATTTAAGCCTATATACAAGCTTCAAAATGTTATCCTTGAAAGCCTCTATCTTCCCTACTTCTGCCTCGGAAATCCTATAATTTTCGGTTGAATTTTTGAAGCACGTAAACATAAAAAGATATAGGTCTTCAATAAATTTTTTCGGCATGTTCATTGGTTTGACTTTGCCATATCTGTCCTTCAGATAGTCCGTATAGGCAAACCTTAAAGTGTCTGCTAGTTCAACCTTTTTCTTGGTCATATTGTCCATGTTAACTCCCGTTGTATGGCTCGTCTGGCAAGTACTTCATCCAAACTTCATCCGAGCAATTAGCATCTTGAAGCGCTTCTTTCAACTCTTTTTTACTAACAACGTCGTTAAAACGAGTTAGGTCTTTTGGCTTTTTCTTATACTCTAGGTCTAAGTACGAATTCCAGACCCTGGTTACTTGCGCTTTTGTGTACCCTTTTCCGCTTGAAATAAGAGGGTTGGCTCTACATCGTTCAAAAAGGCACTTGAGGCTAAAGCTATGTGGCTCCACTTCTTTGCTTTGCTGCTGAAATATATATACTGGTTTTTCTCCACACCAAGGACAATTTTTTAACTCTTCGCAAGTGCTAGACATTGTGTGGCTCCTATTTGTTGGTAATCGTTTAAACGCTTTATTATAGCTTTTTATTGGCCTCTTGTGTTTTTTTTTGTTGTATTGTGAAAAAAATAAGGTTAGAGATTCCACCTAGTCAAAGGAGTTTTAAATATGGACATACACCCGTTTGCGACTATTCAAGATGTGCTATCTTATTGCACGAAAAAAGACTTAAAAGGCTTATACTATATGTCTGACGATATATATTTCAATGACCAGTGTCCTGGAATCAGTCGTTCAAAGCTACAAAAGATGCTACCTTCCCCCCAACACTTTAGGCTCTCTGATTTGAGGAACAAGCACGAAGAAAGCGAGGCTCTTCGGTTTGGATCAATGTTCCATTTGGCAATGGAAAACTGGGACAAGTTCAACAGGCTATACCACCAAGCGCCTGTTTTTAAAGGGCCAAGAGGGGGGAAGTTGACCGGAGAAAAGAAATTAGCTGCCATAAATGAGTGGGAAAAAGAGAGTGGCTGCAAGGCAATTACTGCCGAAGAAAAAAGCTGCATAACCTATATGCGCTGGTCAATTAAAAAGAACCCAGTGTTTAAACAAGAATTTGGGCTTGCTTATCCAGAGCTTGTTGCCATTGCCAGAGATCCAAAGTACGGAATCTTAATGAAGTGTAAAATGGATCTTTTAGTAGTGAAAGAACAGAGTATTTTGATAGGAGATTATAAGACGTGCAAATTGTTTGATCTTGAAAATGAGCATTCTATATTGCGTGTAATATGTGATAGAAAGAACCCTTTGTACTATCAATATGCCTACTACCAGTATATATTGGATATCCTCGGTTTTAGTACAGAAATGAAATTTATCTTTGTCGAAAAAGAGGCACCTTATTGCAATAGAGTAGTAACTTTGGACGATCAGTTTTTAGAACTTGGTGCAAAGCTGGTTCATAAAAATCTTGGAGAGCTGGCTAGAGGAAGAAAGAAGAAGTATTGGCCAGGCTACGACTCAAAAATTAAGATTAATTTTCCAAAATATTTAGAAAAAGAGATGGAGGAATTAGATTATGACTAACAACACATTGGCTTTGGTGAATCAAAGGCGAACAGAGATCAATCAAATGAAGGGCCAAATAGCCCAAGCGGTTCCAAAAACAATTACAGCAGACAGAATGCTTAGAGCATGTTTAACGGCTGTTAGCCAAAACCCAAAACTATCGTATTGTACCAGAGAGTCATTTCTTGGTGCCATGATGCAATTGGCAGCTCTAGGGCTGGAGCCAAACACCCCGCTTGGCCATGCATATCTGATACCCTACAAGGACAAGTGTCAATTGCAACTAGGGTATAAAGGTATACTAGAATTAGCGAGGAGGACAGGCTTATACCAAAACATCTATGCCATGGAAGTGTATGAATTCGATGAATTTGCGTATGAGTACGGTCTTGACATGACTCTAAAGCACAAGCCAGCGGAATACTCTGAAGGAGAATCAGTCAAGTACTATGCCCTTTTCAAGTTGCACAATGGCGGCGTGGGTTTCAAAGTGTGGTCGCGACAAAAGATAGAACACCATGCCAAGAAGTATTCAAAGTCATTTTTTAAAAAAGATGGCCCTTGGCAAACCAGTTTCGACGCAATGGCAAAAAAGACTGTACTGCTGGATCTTTTAAAGACTGCTCCAATGTCTTCAGAAATGGGCCAAGCTGCATATGCAGACGCCGCTATAGTTACTCATCAAAGAAAAAATGGGATTGATGAATTTGAGTATACTCATGAAAAGATTGATGAAAAGGAAATTGATCAGATTATTGAAGCAGATGAGATGTATGAATCAAACGAGGAGGAATTACAGGAAATGCTTGCGCATCAGCCAGTTGTAGAGGAAGTTGCACCAGAGTCAAAACCAGAGTCAAAACCAGAGCCGAAAAAAAAGCCGGCAGTCAGAAGGAGGTTGGCACCGGAAAAGTTGAAAGAAGAAAAAGAAGCTCCAAAGATTGCAGATGAATCTCTGAATAAAGAGGCATACATTGCTGCTAACAAAAGTGTCTATGAAACTATAGAAACATGCATAGCAACGGAGAGAGTCAAAATGAATAAAAAAGTCCTTGGCAAACTCCTAGAATTAAAGAATATGGCAGTCAGCAAAGAGCATGAAAAGGGTATTCAACTTGCAGTAAGAAATGCGTTAAATAATGATTTCGGGCGGCTCGACTTTTTGATAGAGTCTTCAACGGAATTTGATTGATTCAAAACTTCCTCGGCCTTTGGCCAATTCCTACCTACTCTATTCTCTAAGCAATTATCTCTTTCAAATTCCATTTATCTATGCAATAAAAAAAAAGCGGCCAAACAGCCGCTTTTATTGGTTTCAAGCTATGATTTTGCGCACACGGCTTGACCCCAAAACACAAAGAAAGATCGGGCATAGATGTCTAAAGGTCTGCAATAGCAGATCACGACCCCCCCCTTTTTGTTTTGTATGTTTTTTTTGGGAGGAGGTCAATAAATTATTTGCTTTGTTAAACTGAAAAGATGATTGGAGAATAAAATTGGTTAGAAAATATGCAGGTTGGGTAAAAATAGACAGACATTACTTTATTAGAAGCCGCGACAATCCACTTTGGAAAGACAAAAAATTGGCCTGGATGTTTTTTGAATTGCTCTCTTGGGCGTCCTGGGAGGATGGAGAAAAAACAAAAAAATATCAAACATTGACCTCTTATCAAGAGTTAGCAGATGGGTGTGAAGTTACCTACTGGAAGGCTCGAACAATGGTTAAAAAATTAGCAGAAAATGGATTTATATCAATAATATCCAATAAAAATGGGCTGTTGCTGGAGTACCCAGATTCATCAATAAATCGTCAAGAAAACGACAATGAAAACACAGGAAACAATCAAGAAAACGACAATGAAAACACAGGAAACAATCAAGAAAACGACAATAATTCTGCAATAGAAAATGGTGTGATTTCTAACAACTTAGATACTGACCCATCAAGGGCAAATCAATTAACTGACAATGATCTTTCAATGTATGACCAACAGTGTGGCAATATACAATCAAACAAAATTCAAGACGAAATAAATAATTGCAGCAACATTAATAGAAGGGAGAAAGAAAAAGACAGAATTAAGAATGCAGAAAAAGAAAAAGAAAAAGAATCTCTCTATCCTACCACTACAACTACCACCACCAACAATGTATATGATCCAAATGGTGGTGGTGAAAGAGAGGGAGAATTTATTGATAATTTGATTCTATCAGAGCATACTCGCAGACTATTGGAATCATGCGGAATAAACCACCACGGGCCTACAAATGCTGCAGCTTTGGCCCTTGGCATAAATGACTCAAAGGTGCAGTTAATCGCAGCGCAGTTGTACGGCAAGGTAAAGAATGGATTAAAAATCAAGCAGGGAAGCGAAGAATCCTATTTGATATCTTGGCTGAACAAAGCATATGAAAATGAAGAAAAGAAGGAGGGACCAGAAGAGCAAAAAGAGTATGTAGAGCCAGAGTACACCGCTGAAGATATCGAAAGAGCCAAGCGGTTTCATGAATTTAAAGGCTGGTCATGGCCTTAATTAAGGGAAAAATATAATGAATTTAAACTTGAACTCACTATTTCAAAAGGCGATTAATGCAAGTCCGGAAGAAAAGGAAAGACAACGGAAAGCTAGTGAGGCGCATATTAGAGAACAAACAGCCAAAGAAAGAAGGGAAAATTTGCCTAAGCATGTTGTTGCAGACAGGGGGGATGGACTTAGGTTAAGCGATTATTATGCTCCTTTGAGTAAAAATTATGCAGACTGCTACAATCATAAATTTGTGAAGGGATTATTGAATTGGGACAAACCCTTTGGTGTTACTTTCTACGGAAACCCTGGAACGGGCAAAACGACTATTTTAAGGGCTTTTGCCTCTAGGGTAATGCATAGAGGTGGAAAAGTATGTTTCATCACCGTAGACGAGATTCTAGGGCTTCTCAAGAGCAAGGATGTAGACATAGAGTTTTGCCTAAAAAGATTTTACAAGCCAAAGTATCTTTTCTTGGATGATTTGGGGAATGAGATTGGATCGGAATGGGAAAAAAAGATCATATGGAGATTGTTCGATTATCGCGAAAAAAATCAAACACAAACATTTATCTCCACAAATCTTGATGAAAAAGCTTTACGATCCAAATATTTGCAAAAGACTGTAGACCGCATTATTAAGGCCGCGCCAATTGTGAGATGGCACGATTACAACTATAGAACAATGACAGCGAGAAATCGTCAAGCAGAAGTTTTTGATATGTTCAAAAACTCCTAATTAGGCCAATCAGCCAGCAACGTTAGCTGGCTAGTTGGGGAGTTCAAAACCACTCATTTAAAAAGGCTGCAACTATGCTTCAATACATAAGTGATCTCAAGTACATAGACGACAGACCAATACATAGGATTAGGGTTTGCGGAAGGAGATCTCACGACATCGAATTTAACTGCAAGACGAATGAGATCCGCTTGAGGATACAACCTGGCCCAAGGTCAATATTTGGTGACCAAGGGATAGACCCCAGTCATATTGTCAGCCTGGCATTGTCATTGTACGAAATGCTAGATAGAAAGTTGCCATGTGAACAAAACAAGAAAACCATCGCTTGCTTGAAAAATGCGCTGACGTCCCAAAAAGAGAGAACAAGAGATCGCATAGAAAGAGAGGTGGAAGGAACATGGACGAAGTAAGCAGGAAACAACAAAGTTACTGGGACACACTGCAACATAAAATGTTGCAATACAGAGCAGAAGTTTTGCTAATCAATGCCACACGGCTAGTCAAGTTGAACAAAGGTAGTATGTTAACATCGCTGGTAGAATCCATCGTTGCTGCTGCTGTATCGATCACCTTGCTTGGTCATAACTTCGAGTCAACTTTGTTTTACTTTGTTGGCTTCATGCTGGCGTTGATCTCTGTAGTATCCTTTTACATGTTCATTTCATGTTTTTATTGGAGAAAAGATCTCATAAAACTGCTAAAAGATGCAGAAGAAAGTTTGGAAAAATTAAAAAAAGAGGGCCAAAAGAATGAGGAAGAGTTACACAGTAGAGAAAAAGAAAGAGATACTAAGGGAGGTTGCTAAAGTTGGCAACGCGGCAAAGGTGGCCAAGAAACACGGCATTAAAAGCACTACTATATATTCTTGGAAAAGAAAATTTGGGGATCACGAAACACTAACGGAAAAGATAGATAAAACAGTGGCAAAAGCAGAATGCCAGTGTGCTGAAAAAGATGTTATTATCTCCAAGCAAAAAAAAATAATTGACTTACTTTTAGAAGAGGGGAATTGAAAATGTTGGACAAATCAAAGGAAGAGCTAGTAGATATGTTCAAGCGAAATTGGGATATAAAAACCCAGATTATGCGGGACTGTATGGATCTGATTTTCAAAGTCAAAAATATTGACAAACAAGAATTGGAAAAAGCAGACATAGGAGTTGAAGACATTGACAAGATTGTAACTAAATTTCTTGATTCGGTGCTCTCTGATTTTGAATTTAGCTCGACGGTCAAAAAGGCGAGAAAAAAGTGAATTCCAAAACAGCGAAATTTATAAAATTATGGTGTTTTGTTCGAAGAAAACCATACCGCCAGGGTAAAAAGATGTGGAATATGATGAACGAAGGTGATAAAGTCCACGCACTACAGCAAATGGCAAGGGATATAAGAGAGTTGGGAGAAAAAAACAAGTAGTGGTTTTCCCCCCCTTGCTAGGCGGCAAGGGGGTTTTTTTGTGAAAGTAAAATATCATAGGCGAATTGACACCAATGCTATAATATCGAAAAACCAAGTCAAAAAATTCCAAATTACAAATGTCACAAATTGCAAGAAGTGTAATCAAAGTTGGACTGTTTCAATGGCCGCTTACAAACTCCACGACTGCCCAAAATGCGCTAAAGAAAAATATATTGATTACAGGGTAGAAACTTATGAAAGCGACTGAAGTTGAAAAAATGGAAGCACTAATGGAAAGTTGCAAACCTTGCTACAATTGTAATGGGCCAATGGCAGTATACCAGCGTATGCAATCAACTGGCATGGAAGAACCAGTTGAAATATATTCTTACCTCCAATGCGATGAATGTGGAACGGTTAGTAAAAATACGGCCTATCTTGACACTAACAAGCCATTTACAATTGAAGACGTGGTAAATGATTGGAATGACATCAAGCAGCACAAGGGGAATATGCATTGATGTTAAAAGTTGAATATCATGGATACGAAGCTTGGAAAAGAGCAGGACTTGCATATGGCAGACATTTTGATACGCAGTCAGATGAAAAAAAACAGATAGCTCAAATAATGCTGGAGTCAGCTAGAAGGTGTCAACTTAAGGAGCCTTTGGACGGGGAAATTGCTTTCTTTGGGATCTTCTATAAAAAGTGGCCTCGCACTATACCAAAGAAAAAAAGACAGCAAAAAGTTTTTTGGAACACGAAACCAGATATTGACAATTTATCCAAATTTGTTTTTGACACGATGCAAAGGCAGGCAGGATTAATTACAGATGACTCAAGGATATGTTTAAACGTCACGTTAAAGCTTTGGGGTGAGTATGACTACACCATATTTTTCTTTGACAAATGGGATTTACACAAACGATTTGCTTTTAATTATCCTTGGCTGGATATCGATAACATGCGTTATCACGTCGATTCTAGGCGCTGTGAATTTAAAGGAGATGAGGTTTTTTGAGAAGGTGCTGACCATAATTTTTTCGCCTTTTATTGGGTGTCTTTTTCTACTTGCGCTCATAATAACAATGCCTTTTGCATTCTACGGCTACCTACAGCTTAGAAACCAAGAAACATTTGACAAAAAGAGACTTGACGAGATACACAAAAGAGAACGAAGAAAAAAAGGCTGGTAGTTTAACGGGTAAAACAAAAGAGTCCAAATCTTTAGAAGAGGGTTCAAGTCCTTCCCAGCCTGTTTAAACGTGGAGTAGAAATTAACATCATGGCAATTTTAAGGATAAAATCATGCGAAAGTATCACAAAATAAACTCTCTTTATATGAGAGATGAAAAAGGCGACTTCACAAATGAGTTTGCCAGGCCAGAATTTGAATATCTGTTTGACCTTGAATGGGTTGGTACTGAAAAGGTTGACGGAACCAACATTAGTATTCAATACGTAGATGGTGAAGTTTCCAAATTCGGAAGATCAGATAAATCAAAGATCCCAGAGCATTTGGATAAGAGACTTGATGAGATAATAAGCACGATAGATTTTAAAGAGATGTTTGGAGAAACCTCTGTATATCTGTATGGCGAGGGATACGGTCATAAGATTCAAAGTGCAGGTAAACACTACCTTGGAAAAGAAGTAGATTTCATCCTTTTTGATGTCATGATAGGCCAATGGTGGTTAAATAGAGAAAGTGTTGATGAGATAGCCAACGAGTTGGGTTTAAAGGCAGTGCCAGTGGTTTATAGAGGTACGTTAAGAAATGCACTTGATGTAGTGAAAAATGGAATGAAATCTCAATTGGGTGATCTCGAATCAGAGGGGATGGTATTAACTCCTAAATTGGGTATGTTTGCCAGAAATGGAGATAGAATCATTTGTAAGATCAAGGGTTCAGATTTTAGGAAAGGTCATTATAAAAACATTGAATAAAATGAGTAGAAACAAGAGGATCTATGGCACCAAACATAATTCAAAATTTGCAATTTTATAAAAGGCTAAATGCTTATACAAGATTCAACTTGATTATGAAATATCCAGTAAAAGCCTTGAGATGCAAAGATGATTGCTATCAGCTTATCATAAGAAATCAAAATAAAAATCAAGTGTGGCTTCCAATCGACTACTGCATGGGGGATACGTTCACTGATGAGCAGCGCGAAAAAATCAAAGCTAGAATTGAATCAAAGAATTAAAATTTTTTTGCAATCAGTTGCAGAATTACTTTTAGACTATCCAGATTCAATGAAAATGGATTTCAATGAAATGGGGAATTCTGTTTCAATCGAAGTTTTTGTGGAACCATCTGACGTTGGCAACCTGTTGGGAAAATCTGGAGCAATTGCAAAATCATTGAGGCATATAGTTTTTTGTGGCGCTGCAAAAGAAGGGAAGAGGCTTAATATATTTGTTATGTCGAAAGAAAGAAAAAAAGTGGAACGGGACCGGACACGCCCGGCTTATCATCCCGCCAAGGCCAAAGGGCCAACTATTGGCCTGCGTGTTTAATTAACATATCATTCAAAGGAGATTTTTTAAATGGCTTTAGAAACTTTAAAAGGTGTTGACCAAATAGGCGGTTTTGATGTTGTTGTTATGGATGATCTTCAAAAAAAGCATCCATCCAAATTCAACGAATCTGGAGCCATGGATTACAAATGGTTTGAGAATGAAATAAGACCAAAGAATTTTGTTTATGTTCGCAACGATGTAAATTCAATTTCGTTCACAATTCAAAAAGGACCAATAAAAGAAAATGGTGTGAACGGGTGCCAAGTAGACACAATAATAGAAACCGCAAAAATCATGATCGAAAACCTCAATAAAAACTTTCCATGCCGAGAAAATGCTATCGTCATAACAAAGTTGGAGGAAGCGTTGATGTGGTCTAAAAAAAGAAAAGAAGACCGCGTAAAACGTGGGGTTGAGGGTTACAGCAAAGCATAATTAGAGGTTGTTATGATAATCACGATAGAAGAAAATATAGTTGAAAATGTAAACCTTGTTTATTGTAACACCGATTTTTCATGCACCGGATGCAATGCACTTATTGATAAATATAAACTATGTATTGAAGTAAAAGCGCAGGTTGCTGATACATATCTCTGTGAAAATTGCATAGGAAGTATAATAGAAATTTCTAAAGATTATGATTTGAAGGTGTGAAAAAATGAATGAGAAACAAATATGTAAGGAGGCCAGGCGTGTTTATAGCTTTGAAAGCAGGCTAATGCTTTTGATGGAAGAATGCGCCGAATTAATTCAAGCCTGTTCTAAAATGCTTAGGGATGGTAAAAACATTAATCATCTGTCTAACTTTGCGGAAGAGGTGGCAGATGTTGAAATAGTGATACAGCAAGTCAGAGGAAAATTTGAAAGCTCAATTGACATTTGGAAAAAAGTTAAGTTGGGTAAACTTCTTAAAACTATAGAGGAAGTAAAATAATGGAAGATCGAAAGATTGAAATGGTCAAATGTACTTTTTGTTCAAAAATGAGAGAAAAAGGAGCGTCAATAACGCTAAAGAATTCTGATGTTGCTATCTGTTTTTCATGCGTCGGCGTGTGTTCTGGAATTGTGTTCAAGCAAATTGCTGCAGGAATGGAAGAATTGGAAAAACAATTAAAAAAGGATGAAAAAGATGACACCAAAGCAGATTGATAGTCTAAAAGCCAAAATGTACCAAGTACAAAAAAACCTTGATGATCTTGAGGAAGAGAAGAAAGCTCTAGTTGCTGGTTTTAATGAACAAATTAAAGGAGCTAAGAATATTATAAAGTCAATAATATCATGTATAGAAAATGATGATTTGTCTTATCTTTCAAATAAGATTTCTGAGGATGAGTTAAAAAAGATACTAAAATCTTAAAATAAAATATAAAAAAATCGTATTGTATGGCTAAAAAAAAGACATCTTCGAAAGCTGGAAAAAAAAAGGTTGGCAAAAAACGAGGGCCAAAAGTTACCAAAGTCATAAAAACCGATAAATTGACCTTGGCCCAAAAAATATTTGCTGAAAAGATTCAAGACATGACTTTGCGCAACGTCGAGATAGCTAAAAAAGTTGGGTGTCACGAGTCGACCGTTAGAATGCATCTCAAGGGAAAGTTGAAAGGCCAGATTGAAGATTTTTTTAGGGAGAAGTTTAGGAACGAAATTTTTTCGTTGCAAACAAAAGCGTTTAAACGTCTTAATGATATGTTGGATGATAAGTCAACGCCAGCTCATACAGTCGCTACAGTTTGTAGATTTCTACTGGAAAAATTCATTCTAACAGCGGGAGAAGGGGAAGACTCGGAAGGAACAGAGACACTTGAATTTGAAACAGTAATATCCGACAATGGAACCATGCAGCAGATAAAACGAAAAGTTTATGAAAAGAAAAAGATACAAAAAGATACCGAAGTTACAGATGACTATGGTAAATGGGCGGAAGACCAGAACACAATCGACGTTTAAACGAATTGTAAGGACCGATTCCATTGTTGCCTGGACTTCGTTTTATGAAGAATGCGAAGTTGTTTATGCTGACGGGGAGAAAAAAATATATGACATTCCATATTCCCAAATATTAATGTATGCTACTTAAGCATATTTAATGGTGTAAGCATATTTAATTATGAAAATTCATAACAATTTCCTTTCCTAACCCATCTCATTAATTTATGAGCTGGGTTTTTTCATGCCCAACTAAGCTTGAAATAACAACAACATGTACTCAACATTACCTCACTTTACCTAAACATTATTTCATATCGCTGCAACATACCAAGACTTCACCTTGCTTAACTCAACATAACCAATACTCAACTTCACTTAACCAATACTCAACATTACCACACTTTACTTAACCACTACAAAACTTAACCCAACTTAACCAATACTCAACTTCACTCAACGATACTCGACTCAACTTAACCAATACTCAACTTCACTCAACGATACTCGACATAACATTACGCAACTTAACTCAACCGCTGCAAGACCTTGCATTAATCCACCAAAACGATACTAGACCTTACTTTACCACTACCGAACACAATGCTACTTTACCTGTGCAATACTCGACATAAAATTACGCAACTTAACTCAACCGCTGCTCCACAAAATGATACTAGACCTTACTTTAACACTACCGAACACGATGATACTTTACCATAGCGATACTTCACTTTGAATAACCATAACTTTACCTTACTCCAGTCAACCTATGCGATACTCGACGCTATTTTACCAAAGCGACACTTCACATTGAACAACCTTAACTTGACTCCACTTCACTCGACCTTACCTCGACTAAACCGCTTCAAATCCTTTATTTTTTTCTCAAGCAAAATAAGTTTTTTTTTGTGACTCTCTCTAACCTCCAAAAGCCTTTTAATAGTATCTTCCGTGGTTTTCAAGTGCTCCAGGCGTCGAGTCATCAGATGGTCATGGTACAGTTGTTTATCATGTTCATCTTCTTCCAAAATTTGATTTAGTATCAAATATTTAATTAACTTCACCGTAACCTCGCTGTGCATGACGTTGTAAAACATTGCAACTACAGGATGCAACTATGCATGGCTCCACCACTACGCCACTACGCCATAAACTACCATAACCTAACTTTACCATACCCCTACTATGCTCGACCGGACCTAACTGTCACGCAACTTTGTCTTACTCGACAAAACTGTCACTTTACTTTAACGCGTCGTACCTTTACTATACAATACACTGACGGTATTACGCTAGGCTTTGCCTACGCGGGACGATAACCCACCTTACCCCCACGCTGCTTTATCTAACTCGACAAAACTGTCACTCTACTTTATTGCACCACGCCTTACCCCCACTTTGCCCTAAAAGATGGTCAGTTCCAGCCAGCGAATCTTGGATCTTGTTTTATTTCAGATTTTTTAATTTCCTTTATTTTGTACATGTAAGCGCCTTTGCCACCGGACCCACGCCATTGCCCCAAACCGCAATTTTTCCCACATTCCAAAAGGTCTTTAATAATTTGGAATTTATTGTCAGCAAAAGGCGAGTCACCTCGTACCCTAAAATCCACGCTGTATTCTGTTCCTATAGGAAGTTGCTCGCTCAGTGCTATCGCAGTTTCGGTTTTTCCCATCCGTTCAAACCTTATTGGCCTCTCGCATATTACTGGTTTTCCATCATCGTCTTTAATAATATCCTCCGACGGTTTAACAAATGGTTGGATTGGCTTAACGTCCATTGTTAACATTTCTTGTACGGATACTTTGGACTTAAACATCTTTTTTTCTTTTGCCAAGGTGCTGTTGTTTGCTATTATTTTAGCATTTTCTTTGAAGTTGCCTAAAAACATGTGCGTCGATATTCTTGGCCAACCATTCTCATCTTTCATAAATATCGTTGCTTTTTGCTGTTGTCCTTCTGCAACCATAGCGTCAAATTCTTCTTCGCAAACCTTGGAGTAAGCTATTAACTCCTCCGGGTTATCTGGTAAAGGATCTTTTTTACCTAAACACTCTTGGTAAGATCTTATAATACTCTGCAATTCCACAACCTCTTTAATTTCTGATATTTCGTCACAGCCGTTAAATTTTTCAAACGCCTTGGTTGCTTTTTTATGCATTCTATTGGCCTTTTTTATCTCCTTTTGAGCCTTTTTTAAAACATGCTCATGGTAAATGCTGGCCTCTGTGCATGTGCCTAATTGCTCTGCCACCAACTTATACTTGATATTGATATACTTAAACATTTTTTTCCTTTCACTTATTTCTGATAATTTTTTACTGTCCATTCCAACTTTATGACTATAAACAAGATCATACTTGACTTAGCCAAAAACGTTACAAAACTATACATAACCCAAACCCTACGCTGCTTAACTTAGCCAACGAGTACCTTAATAAACCTAACTTTGCCTAACCATAACATTACAAAACTATACATGATCCAAACCCAACGCTGCTTAACTTAGCCAAGAACTTTACAAAACTTAACTTAGCCAACGAGTACCTTAATAAACCTAACTTTACCTAACCATAACTTCACACAACTCCACTATACCCAAACTACACCACACAACCTTACAGAAACATTACACTCCAAGGTCATTTTGCTTAAAAGCTATATCGATAGCGTTTGTTATACTTTGTGTAAACATATCTTTGATCTTATCTTCTGTTAACCCCTTCCTTTTCATGTCGGCCAAGACCTCATTCAATATCCTGTTGCAAGCGAGGTGAAGACCGTCTTTGCCCATAAGAAAAATTAAAATTTCATAAGTCTTGCCAATATCATCAAACTGTTCCTTTGTCGGATTTATGATAATTCTCTTTTCCATGCGTTTAAACGATTCCTTTTAATATTCTGTTAAAGATTTCAGCTGCATTTATAAGTGATCATTAAACCCCTATAAATTCTGTTTTATAAATAAAGCCGGCAAGTTAACAATGTTACGCCGGTGATCAATAAAGATATGTTTATTGAACACTTTCTCGCATGAAATCGAGATTATTAACTGGTTCTTCAAGAAGTATCCCAAGTCTGCTTCTGACTGTTGCGCACCAATAATCATGACCTTTTTCTGCTTCTTTAGCTGTTTCATATCTTTGGACCATCAAGGATTCATTCGTGGCATCATGAAACAGACAGGTTTCAAACAACAATGGAGCCTTGCCAGCAAACCATCTGTGATTTATAACAAGAAAAATTGTTGACACAGTCACGACGCCTGCTTTGCTTTTCATGTGCCAGCGACTCTTCCAATCGAATCTTTCGACCTCTTCCGGCGACATGATCTGCACTTCGTTGTTTTCGTCCAACTTGTAAAACGTGTTGATGTCATGCATTTGCCTTTTCCTTCTCCAGATAATTTCGAAGAATCTTGTAGTTTTCTTCTGGCGTCTTATTAAAATCAAATTTTACCGCTTCATACTTGGAAAAAACCTGGTCAAGCAGTTCGGCAAAGGCTTTTTCAAAAAATCCTCGAACGCTGTCTTTTGCCTCCTTTGAATGTGGCTCCTCCTCACATGAAAAAAGAAACATAAGATAAAGCGGGAAAGACTCCGTCGCATTCAGCCGCATGTTCCCTTTTTCACCCAATTGCCCTTTAAAAAGTATTCCACCCATTATTAACATTCTCCTTATACGACTGAAGTATTGTCAATTAAAAGTTTTGCTGTATTATTGTATGCTCTTTGCAGTAATTCATTGCTGATTGGCTCGTGTCGATATTTACCTGTTCTGGCCATGCCAGCCATCACTCCATCAACAATTTGCTCAAGTACATCAATCAAGTTGATATCATCTTGGATATATTTTCCATCATTAAAATGGTGCCTTTCCACTTTTTGATGTTCTTCCCACCAATCAGTGTTTTCAAAGCCTGTTTTAAAGTCGTTGTAGAATTTATCGATATCATACGTTTTTGTAACATCGTGCAAAAGCGCGGCTTCTCTCAATTTTCTTATTAAATAACTAATTCCTAGATTTACATCACTTATATGTGATAGTGAGTTTTTGTAAAGCTCTTCCTTTGTAACTTTAGTATAATCACACGTTCTTGTATCTGAACTAGATTCTCTTTTTATCTTTATTTTTTCGTCAACACCGCCAGTAATGTTCCTTACAACTTTTTCTCTTATTCCATCAATATTCATTTTTGTTTTATCCTTTCCCAACTGAAATACGCAACACCTAACCACAACAGTAACTGACCGCGCTTTACCCTGCCATTACTTAAACCAAAACTGCGCCTAACTTTGCCATAACATTTGACTGCTTAACAAAACATTGCCAATACTCAACATTACCTCACTTTACCAAAACTGAATTGCACTACACATTACCTAACCATAACTTTGCCATAGCATTGGACTGCTCAACAAAACATTGCCAACACTCAACTATGCATCACTTTACCAAAACTGAACTAAACTAAACTATTTATCGCCTCACCTTGCATAGCCTTTGCCAGAAGATGCTCCACCCAGCCGTTACTTTACATGACTCTGACCCACTCCACCAAAACGATACTATACCTTACAATACCCATGCTTTACTTTGTCGCGACACGCTTCAAGTATTTTCAAAAATTTAGGCGATTTCGCAAGGCCCATGCTGTTTGCATATTCGTTTCCGTCTGCGTCTTCAAGCCTGTATCTATTTTCATCGATTATAAAAAAGAAACGCTCGCTGCCAATCTTCAAATGATATTCAGTCTTTTTTGACAATATTGTAATCATTTCTTAATGAAACTCCTTATCAACTGCAATGCACCAATCACCGCCATTTTCTGAAAGAAGTATCGGATTAAAATCCTCAGCATAAAAGGAAAATATTATTTTTGCCTTTAATAAGTCATCTGTGAAAAACAATGTTCCTTTCGAGTACCTGTTACATGTTGCCAAGTCCATTTTCTGTAAGTCTTTCAACAGAAACCTGTCTGTTTGTTCATGAAGAAAACTTCTGCATATCACATAAGCCAGATGCTGAATCTCATCCTCTTCAAATTCTAGTGTTATATTCTTAATCATCCCTCGACCACCTGTTTTTCTTCTTCGGATTCTCAACCTCTTCGCCGTCAAGCAAAAAGCAAACTTCTTTCATTGCGCCGCTGTCGAAAGACATATCTATTATCCAAAGGCCGTCATGCCCGTATTCTGCAATTGCAAGCTTTGCGCTTTCGATGTCATCAAAGCCTGTGCCAGGCCCCCGGCCGCTTGGATCGGCATGCTCGTCGAATGCATATTCTTCGATGTTGTCATAGTGAGCCAACCGGTATTCAAAATTTATTGTAATGTTCTCGCTCATCACTCACCCCTTATTTTCCAGAATTTCAAATTACCCCTTAGAAGTATGAGTTTCTCATTTTCAGTCAAGTTGATCCTGTCTGCATGTTCCGAAACGAGATCCTGCCTGTCGGCTTCATTTTCAATGCAAAGATCCAAAAGGTCTTCAAACGACCCGATTGCTCTGTTGTTCATCTCTTACCCCTCAATCTTGCAGTTTGAAAGTTTCCAGTTAACTTTGCCGTTAAAGCTGTGAACAGTGACGTATTTAACGCCTTTTAGGTTTGTCCAGATTTCAGAGACAGTCCCGAATGTTCCTGTCTTTACGTTGGTTGCCGTCTTTGGCATTCCATCTTTTTCGCTCATTAAGTATGTCATCTCTCACCCCTTAGTTATCCAGTTAGTGTCAACACGTTGTTGACATCCTCCTTATAGGGTTTTTAGAAATGAGTGTCAACAAAAAATTGACAATATAATTGTTTAAACGTTATCTTTAATCTCAGACTCTATAACACTCTGAAGATACAAGTAAAAGGAGTGTTTCATTTCGGCGTCTGCACAATAGTATCTAGATATCAATTGGCGAGACACGCCGCAAGCCCTTGCAATAGCAGATTGATTGCCAAATACCTCTATGCCTTTGCGTATTAGCTCCACCTGCAAACCCTTTGCAACGAAGCCAAAATCTTCTTCAATCCTCGAATCTTCCGAGCAACTTTCGCAGTTGTGTATAGTCATGGTGTACAGTCCCTTGCAAATCCATCTGGTTTAAACGATCAGCCTCTAAAGCTATGTCAATTAAGCCTTCCAAGTTGTCGGTCAAACAATCCATTGGCAGATATTCACCTCTGATTCCTTTAAAAACACCCCTATCTTTTAGGGTTACGTACAATCCCTTTAGCTCCATCAGCTTCATTTTTTTCGTTCTCCTTTGCCCATTTTTCCAAACCTCCATTGTTTATGTAGTATCTACATGCTTCCGCAACAAATTTACTTTTTGAACCCATTGTTTTGACAGCTATTTGTGTCAAGTGTTCCGACAAGTAAACACTTGCCCGAACTTTCTTTTCTCTCATTTAGACCTCCACCATTGTTTCTTGACAACACCCGCACGCAGGTAGCCCGTATTCGATGACCTGCGCCGACATTCTGACACTGTAGACCTTCCCAAGCTCTTCCAAAAAGTCGCACTCTTGGTTAGGGCAAGCCACCTTAACAAGCCTTGTGCCCTGCTTTTTTTTGCTTGAGTAGTCAATCTTGGCGTGTGGATATTGACCTATTTTTTCGAGTCCAGCAATTATAAATTCCTTTAGTCTTAAACCTGCCACTGTTGCCGTTGGCTTGCCTTCCAAGCCTATGGATCTTGCGCAGTCAACAAATGGCTTTTTATGTCCAGCCTTTAAACCAACGACAGCGTGAACCATCTCATGAGCCAATGTAGCGGCAACTTCAATTGGATCGTCCACGGTCGGACTAACAAATATTTCAAAATGTTTATCGTCTGAAGCGGCCTTGTCCCAACATTGGCCAATTGTTTTCCTTTTAGCTCCAAAGGCTCTTGAACTTGGCAAACCACATGATACCCTTATGTTTTCTGGTACTGTGTAAAACTGCCGTTTAAACTCTCTGCTCAAGTGTTTTGCCATTCTTTTTAACCACTGTTCCCTAGTTATATTGGACATTTTATTCTCTCCTGCAAAAACTGTAATACAAAAACGCCATTTCCAACACCCCCTTTATTACACTGTTTAAACGGTCTGTCAACAGAAATATGACAACATTTATTTTGAGCATAATATGTATTAATATGTATTTTTAAGTTTAGACAAATTATTACTGGTAAGTCATATTGGCAAAGCTAAGGACTAAAATTTTTTCTCCCCATAGCGAAAAGCAATCACTTGTTATGCGCCACTTGGCAAATCGTAACACAAAAACAAAAACACTTTGGCTGGCCTGTGGTACGAAATGGGGAAAAAGTATAAGCGCAAGTGCAAGTCTGGCTTTTGCTGCTCCCAAATTTAGCAATACCTTGTGGCGCTGGCTTGCGCCTATTCAAAAACAGACCAAAATAGGCCAGCGATACATAAAACACCTATGGCCGCCGCCGCCGTACATAAAGGAAAATAAAGCAGACAGTATTATTACCATTCCGAGTAAAAACATTGAAATCCAGTTTTGGCATGGGCAAAACCCAGAGGATTTGGAAGGTGAAGCCGTTTTTGGGCAAGTGTCGGACGAATGCGCCAAACTAAAAGAACAAGCAATTATTTCATCAAGGACAACTTGGACACTGACGCAAGCACAGCGTTTAAACATATCGACCCCAAGAGGCCGCAACTTTTTTTATAAAGGTTGTATGAGGGCGAAAGAAGAGATGCTGCGCGCAAAGCACGAAAAAAGAGAACCGCGCGAAATATTTCTTACAGCTCCAACGCGTGATAATCCACACGTACCCCAAGATTCCATAGACGAAGCAAAAAGGCTTCTTCCTGATAGGCTTTTTAGGCAATACTACCTTTCGGAATTCATCGACGATGGGGAAGTATTCCCCAAGTGCGTAATTGACACAGAGACTTGGAAAGAAGAGTTTATCAAGTCTTCAGCCGTGGAAATGTGGATACACCCAAATCATGCAGATATTGCAATGGTGGCAGGTGCTGACTGGGCAAAAACAACAGACTACACAGTCATTACATGTTGGGATTATTCCAAGCGGCCATTTAGATGTGTGGGATTTTTACGGATGCAGGGTAAAAGATACCCAGAACAGCTATTGCTTATGGCTAAATTCATGTTTAAATTCCAATCCTGTGACATGCTATACCACGATAAAACAGGACTAGGGACAGTGATCGATGACATGCTTGCAGAAATTCCAGGGCTTGTATACCATGGAATAACTTTCTCAAATGCATCGAAATCTCAAATGGTCAATTCGCTTATAAACGGTATGGAATTGGGCGATATAATTTTTCCAAATTGGCCAGAACTTCTGAAGGAATTTGATTCTTATGAGGTCGAAACTGATAAGCTTGGCAGGATGAGATACAACGCAGCCGACGGTGCACACGATGACATTGTTACCTCTTGTTTTCTCGGCTATGTGGCTTGCGATGAGTATGCAGATAAGTCTTTCGATATAAAATTTGTGGAGGATTTGCCCAAAGCTGAAACAGTTAAGGATTCTTTTGAAAACTATTTATATGAATCAATGGATATGGACCCAGAGGAAGGATTTTAAACGATGTTCGATGACAGGTTTGTGATGATTTTAGTAACATTTTGGATACTATTTTAGTGAATGTATTAAAAGAGGGAACAGATGAGCTACACAGAAAACTTTAGAAGGAATGAAATCGAGAAAAGACAGCCAAAAGAAAAGGCCGCGCCGAGTGACCCATACAACGACGAAAACTTTGGAAATTGGGTGAGCGAGGTAGAAGCAACGCTAGATTTCATGAGTCTCAAGAACCAATATTTCTCTGAAAATTGGCCATATATTGTTGTAAATATAGTAGCCAGAAAGATATCAAGCCAGCCTCTTACAATTGAGAGAGAGGTTCTTTCAAACGGTTCAATAGTAAGAGTTCCAGCAGAAAAAAACAACTTGATAGATATGCTTGACAATCCAAATCCTCAAGAGGGGTACACAAATTTCATGTACAAGGTCGCCTCTGAATTGACTTTGATGGGCAATGCAATTATATGGCGGCTTCGATTTCATAAAGAACTTATACTGATACCCACTGAAATTGTGACAATTGAAACAGCTACAGATGGATCTATAAAGTATTACCAAGTTAACTTTGGATCGGCGAAAGAATTCCAAGACATGTATGGCGGGTACATGAAAATTTCCCCGAAGGATATCATTCACGTTAAGCTACCTCACTTAAACAGCATGTATTGGGGCTTGTCTCCATTTATACCAGCACGAAAGTCAGTTCTGTTTGACAAATACACAAAAGAATTTCTGATTAACTTTTATCTTAAGCAAGCAAACCCCGGCCCAGTGTTGGAGATGGGAGAATTGGCGAACGAAAAGCAGGCAATGAGACTGCTAAAATCGATTGAAACAAATTGGACTGGACGCCGCAACCAGCGCCGAACCATGATACTACCGAAAGGGGTTACTGCAAAGTCATTGCAGCAAACAATGGCCGAGCAGCAGCTAAAAGAACACCTTCTCATAAATCGGGACGATATACGCGCGACGCTTGCAATACCGCCACATGAACTTGGCTTGCAATCATCTGGATCTCTCGGATCGGAAGAGACAAAAGCGCAGATAAGAAATTTCTGGGAACAAACAGTTATTCCCTTCCAAAATATAATTTCTGATTCTCTAAGCTCTTCGTTTAAACGTGAACTTGGCTTTAAAACATTCTTCCGATTTGACAATTCGGATGTTGGAGCCTTGCAAGTCGACGAATCGGAAAAAGCTGACTTGGCAATAAAGCAGATGAATTTCATGACAATGAATGAAGTTAGAAAAACACTTTATGACGCTCCACCTCTACCTGGCGGCGACGTTGTTAGAGGTTCCCAGCAGAATAACCCATTCGAGCAATTTTCTGCTCAACCGTTGCAGGCAGGCAGCAACCTCCCAGCCTTGCCAGCACCCCAAGAAGACAGCGAAGAGCTGGAAGAGGACACGCAAGAGGACACAAAGCCTAGGAGGACCGAGGCTTTTTTGACCAAAAATGATTCTTGGTGGAGCGGCAGAAAAAATAAGGAAGACAACCAAGTTGATCGGGGTGAAAGGAAGGTTTTAAAATCCGTATTGGATATCTTTGCTGAAGAGGCACCAATTACAGTAAAGATATTCAAGAAAATATTTAAAGAAAGGCTGAAGCAGGAAGGATTTTTTCCGGAGGAGGAGCGATTAAAATCGGCGTTGAATGAAGCCTATGAAAAATTTGAACCTCAATACACAGAAAATGCAGTACCTACGCTTGTTGCAACTGGCGAAGTCGGTTACAACCTACAACTAGATACACCCTTCAACCTTCCATCCGAAAACGAAATACAGGCATTAAGATCTAGAAACGAGCAAGGAAGGCGCGAAGCCCTTGCAGCGAGAGCCTTGAAGAACTTTCAAACATTTTCAGAAACTACAACCAACGACATTCTTAAGGTGGTTGAAAAGGGTGTGAAGGAATCAAAAACGCTGGATGAAATCGCTGAAAACATCTTTAGCTATTTCGGAGAAGCAGCGCCAAATCGCTCCAAAACAATAGCCAGAACAGAAACATTAACTGCTGTTTCATTAGGACAAAAAGCGGCAGAAGAGGATGCTACAACAGTTATTCCAGGGTTAAAAAAAATGTGGATAACAGCAGGCGACTCTAGGGTTAGGTCTTTTGCAGAAGGTGACGCAACCGACCACAAGCAGCTGGACGGGGAAATGGTGGAAGTTGGAAAAGACTTTAAGACACCAGCAGGAAACAACTTGGAATTCCCGCGAGATCCAAGAGGACCAGCCAATGAAACTATAAATTGTCGCTGCACTTGGCTGCTCGTACCGCCAGATGCTGACTTGGATGATAGCGGCATTAACTTTAGATAATTAATTTAGGCAAGGGGGATATATGAAAGTTTTAAGTTTGTTTGACGGCATGGCTTGCGGTCTTGTGGCACTAAAAAGAGCTGGTATTTTTGTAAGCGAGTATTACACATCGGAAATTGACAAGTATGCCGCCTCAGTCGCAAGGTTGCACCATCCAGAACTAATTGAACTTGGAGACGTACGGGATATAACAACTGAGTCCATGCCAATCGATATTGATTTGATAATCGGTGGATCTCCATGCCAAGGATTTTCTTTTGCGGGCAAAAAACTCAACTTTGATGATCCAAGGTCGGCTCTGTTTTTCGAATACCTGCGATTGTTGGATCAAATTAAGCCACGGTACTTTCTCCTGGAAAATGTGATGATGAAAAAAGCAGTAATGGAAAAAATTTCGGAACTTCTGAAAGTGCAGCCAATCATGATTAATTCCTCGTTGGTATCCGCGCAACATCGAAAACGCCTCTATTGGACTAATATACCAAATGTAACTCAGCCGAATGACAAGGGAATAATGATGGATGACATGTTGGAGTGTGGTTTTTCTGACAGGAAAAAATCTTACTGCATCGACGCAAACTATGCCAAATCTGGTGATCTTTTTTCATATTTTGAAAAGCACTCCAGACAATTGGTTTTTTCTAAAAATGGACTTTGCCACTTGGGCAATGCAGATATAAAGGGCAACGACCATCTTAAACGGGTTTACCATCGCGATGGTAAAAGTCCAACAATTAACACCTGCACAGGTGGTCACAGAATACCCAAAGTGGAATACAAAAAAAATATCTGGAGGCCGTTGTTGCCGGTGGAATGCGAAAGATTGCAGACACTGCCCGATGGTTATACAGAATTTGGAATCAACAGCGACGGCAAAAAAGTCAAAATTTCAAAATCGCAACGTCTAAAAATGATCGGCAACGGTTGGACTGTTGACGTTTTAGCGCACATTTTTAGTCATATTGCTTTTTTGTAAAAGCATTAAGATTGCAAGTTCTGTTTGTTTTTGAATCGCACATTTTCCATATTCAAGACGTTGAATATGGGTTTCTGTTAATCCCAGTTTTTCAGCCAGTTGGGCTTGTGTGCACTTTAGTTTTTTCCTCGCCTTTTTTACATCCATGTTATTCTTTATCCCCATTTTGTTCCATAATGTGGAATTCAACGCTTCTTTCAACCCACTCCATATCCACATAGATACTGGATTCATTTCCGATTTTGCAAGACCAATTATTGCTGTATTGTATCACGCCACCCATAAAGTTAGTTGCTGTCACACATTCATGATTTTCTATGTAACTAGCGATATCTTCTACTCTACAAGCGTTATCATAGCTTAATTTTGATGCAAAATTCATCTTCTTATGATACTTGTTCAGTATAATGTACTCGTATGATAAATCTTTGAAATTAAGACCAAATTCTTTTTTAAGATCTTGCATTAATTGCTTCGTTTTTTTCATTTCATTTTCCTTATAATAATTTGATAAAAACTTATCCAAAACTTGTCTCCTTGTTAAAAACAACTATCCAACGACGCCCATAATAGCACCACATAATGTGGTGTCAACAACTTTTTGTCGCCAGCCAGTTGACAAATCCGCAAAGCGTGTCTAAATTCCAACCTAATCTAGACGTTTGGAGGCGCTAATGGTTGATATAAATAAAGAAAAAGATCGGAAAAAAAGATGGTATGAAGAAAACAAGGAGCGTCTAAAAAAGGAAAGAGCGTCTAAAAAAGTCGAAATCGAGCCAGCTAAAAAGGACGAAAAAGCCAAAGTCGACACACTGTATACTGTTAGACGCTATTTGACCGGAGGCTTTTATATTACCACGTGTATTGCTTGCACAAGCATTTTAATTTATCTAATGGCTGGCAGTTTGGGTTATGGTTTTTATGGCTGGTGTTGTGCCATTTTGCTAGAGATTGGCATAGTAACATTTGGTCTGGTTACTTCGGCCCAAAAAACAGAGGCGATAGCAATTAAAGTGGGCTTTGTTCTTTTTTTAGCAATATCCACATATGTACTATATGCTGGTGTAACTCCAGGCATGACGGAGTTACAAAAAACAAAGTTGGATCTTGCTAAGCAGCAGATAGCCAACTCAAGAGAAATGCCTGCAACTTACACAACAAGAAAGTCGCAGGCACTAAAAACAGCCATGAAAACCATAGCTTCTATAAAAACATTGGAGAAAAATAGAATTAAAGATCATAACAACACAAATGTACACCTTGCAATACGATTCATTTTGATCTTTGAAAACCTCATCTTTGCAAGGTTGCTTAAACGGGTGTTTTTTCAAGATAAATAACAACAACACCTTCGGTATTTACTGCCACGTCTGCATAAATTGTAGACAGGTCGAACACTGTTTCCTCTGTCGGATCGGTAAGGAGAGAGGCCAAGTCCAATTCTTCTCCTGGAGCTAAAACATACCCATTAGCCGCTGCAACAGTGGAATCTCCCAAGTAAACAGCATCTGTATTTGTCGAAGGTGACTTGATCTTGACTTCCTTCGCATATAATTGTGTTGCGCTTAATGCTTCAGCGGTTCCAGCCACAGCAACGGCTTTTGCAAATGTTTTTAAATTTCTTTTGAAAACCATATTAAACCATCCTTTTATGATAAAATTAGCAGTGAAAAAATAATTGTATCAAATAATATGCAGAAAGGAATCCTATGAAAAAGCTAGCGATGCTGACAACTGTTTTTTTTCTTTTTTTCGCTTGCGCAACCGAAAGAAATGACACCAATGCTTTTGTCGATCCTGGTTGTGAAACACAGTCAGAAGACCAAAATCCCGAAAGACTTCCTTGGACGTTGGTAGTAATACCAGACACCCAACACTATACAGCTAACTGGGGAAAAGCACCCTATGAAAGAATGGACGAATCATTTAAATGGATAGCTGAAAATGTAGGTCGTTTAAACATAAAGATGGTGCAGGGATTGGGTGACATCACAGAAAACTGGTCAAACGGCAGCCAATGGGCAAGAGGAAAAAGAGCATGGGAACATTTGAGAGGAAAGGTTTTATACATGCCAGTAGCTGGAAATCATGATTCCTTGGACTCCTTCAACCAGCACTTTCCACTGCATGACTTCGATGGTTTGCCATGGTTTGGAGGTAACCACAATGGGACAGAAAATATATTTTTCAACATGGATTTGGGAGGCGTTGACTACCTGTTCTTGCAGCTGCAGTCTTTTGATCCTTACAGCGACCCAAATTATGGATCTCTCAATTGGGCCAAAGAGATTTTATTGTCCTACCCCGACCATAAAGTCATACTTGCTACGCATGATATATGGTCTTCAAGTATTATAAGAGAGCAACTGCTTAGGCACCATGAAAACATAGTTTTAAGCAATGGCGGCCATAGCTGTGTGCGTGAAGCCTATTATAAAGAAAACAATTCACATTCTTTTGTTGTTGATTACCAGTGTGACAGCAACGAAGTCTTTTTTTTGCGGTACTATACATTCTATCCAGAAGAGAACAAGGTTAGATATTACACATATTCACCTGTCTTAAATCAATACGAAACAGATGCTGAAAGCCAGGGAGAATTTTCCTTGCAGCAATAACGTTGTTTTGTTAAATCATCAGTCTAGATAGTATTCTGGCAAGCGGTCACAATAAGGTCAGTCGTCCAATCCAAGATTTTTTTATGGCCGCTTTTTTTTACCTTTTAAAAAGATCTATAACTCTAGATCCTTTACACATAGAAGGTATTGGCTCCATAGATATTATTTCCATGTCCTTAACTGGGATATATACACACGGTTCGATATCTTGCGGCCTTCTATATTTAACAGTGCGACCAGAAAGCTTAACCTTTCCCGTTAACGATTCACCACGCCACTGGTATATTGCAACGCAATCTTTGAAACAAAATACCACTATAAAAGGGATTCCAGCAGAAAAAACATAAGCATGAGCTTTTACAAATTTCGACCAGGAAAGAATAACCTCTTTGTATGTGTGCAACTTGATATTCCTGCTTTTAATTTCAATAAGGCAAGATACAACGTCATCTGAATACCCGATAAAATCGGAAAATCTATATTGACCAGGCATTCTCTCAACGGTCATTCCCAGCTTTTCGGTGATAACTGAAGCGGCTTCCGCTTCAACTCTAATTGTATGCTCTGTTTGATCGTCATAAATCATTGCTTGACCCCCCGTTTAAACGTGACATATTATTTATTACACAATGCCAAAATATTAATACAAAACCAAGGGGTGTTTTAATGCGCAAATTGCTGTTTAACTTTGACTATAAGGTAAAAAAGAAAGAAGGCGATAAAAAAGAAACTATTATAGAAGGATATGCAAACCGATCCTACAAGAAGGGAAATAAGGTGATAGACAGGGGGATGGAGCATGTCCCTATTGACCAGTGGCGTATAGACGAATGGAAAAAAAATCCAATAATACTTTTTAATCACAACAAGGATCTACCAGTAGGCAAGGGGATTGATGCCAAGGTTGACGAAGAAGGTCTATGGATGAAGGTTAGGATCTCACAATCCGAAGTACCAGAGATAAAAAAAGTAAGGGACTTGGTTGAAGAAGGGATTTTGAACTCTTTCTCTGTAGGCATAGATGTTGAATCAGAAAAAGAAACAGAAGATTCTATCCATCTTATGGGTGTTGATCTCCTTGAGAGTTCAATAGTGTCTATCCCAATGAATCAAGAATCACAGTTTGAACTATCAACAAAGATGCTTAAAGAAGGAAGCCTCAAAGACATAAAAAGCCGACTGCTTAAGCAAAAGGGTGCTGCAGTTGCTGCTAGAGTTCATGCAAAAATATCTGAAATGCAAGAACAAGAGGGCTTTTCAAGAGAAGACATGCTGACAAAAATAGCTAAAGAATCAGAAATGTCATTAGATGAAATGTTTGAATTTATGGCTGGAAATATCCACCAGGCAAGCGAGAAATTAATCACTTCCTTGGCCTCCAATCTTGGGATACAGTCAAGTGAGCTAATGGAATTAAACAACATAGATACTAACTTAAACGCCGATACAATAAGGCGTCCGGAGGAAATAGCGGATGAAGAGGAAGACAAAGAAGAGCCTTTGGAGAACGGAAACACTGACACAGAAGAGAACCAAGAATCACTTGAAGAGGAAGGGGAAGAAATACTGCTAGAGCAAGAGACAGAGATTCAAGACGAAGAGCTTGCAGATGAAGAGCTTCAAGACGAATCAGAGATACCCCTAGAAGAAGAGGAAGACGAAAAGCAAAAATCTTATGCCAAATGTGTTTCAAATTGGATCAAAGAAGAGATGGAGGCAGGGAAACCGCAAGACCAGGCTATTGCTATAGCTATTGCAAAGTGCTCTAAAGAAAAAAGCTGTGATTTAAAACCAGAATCGTGGGGAATGGTTTTCAAAAACCTAGCCCCAATGCCTACCCAGCCAATTCAAGGACAAGGATATATAGAATCATCCCCAGGAGATGTTGGATTGAACGAAGCCAAGCAAACCAACGTCCTGCTTGCTCAACTAATCGGAGAGATCCAGGGATTAAAACAGATAATGGGCGGTGCAATGCTAGCTGCTCCACAATCCCTTGCGTTAAACGGACAGCGTTTAAACACCGAACCTTCTAAGGAAAAGCAGGAAAACCTTGACATTATTAGAGATTATCATGCAAAATTAAATCAAAGACTTGACAAACTAGATGTTTAAACGCTGTGTAACGGTTAATCATCGCTAATTATTATTATTGTTTCCACGGAAGGATAACAAAATGAAACTAACTGTAGCCGATTACAGAAAGTTGGAAGGCCGTTTAAACGACCTTGAAGCTACCAATAAATCTTTGAACGAAGAAAATGAAACTTTCAAGGCGAAAGAATTGGAAGCCAAAAAAGCCAAGGAAGCTGAAGAAGTTGAAAAGGAAAAGGCAGCCAAGGAAAAAGCTGACAAGGAAAAGCAAGACGAAAAAGAAAACAAAGAAAAATTACTAGGCTCCGAAGAAGGTAGGACAACAGGAGGTTACCAGCCAATGAACCGATCTAACAGCGACGAATCGAGGTGCAAGTCATATTTTGGTGTCTCCAACGTAAAAGATCTTATTAATGTAAACACCGAAGCCCAGGGCTATCGAAATGTTCCAAGAGAATTGAAATCCCTAGTTTGTCAGATGAAAAAAGAATTTCAGAATGCTCGTTTTATCGCGCAAATGTTTTATGGTGACCCATTGGACAAAATCGGCGCTTCTGAAAGCCAAGATAGATTTGGAAAATGCAAGAATATTTTAGAGTCATATTATGCTAAAAACGTGCTTATTCCTCGCATAAAATCATTCGGCACTGGCGTTGTTGGTGGGGGGGCAGAATGGATTCCTACAGCAATTTCAAGTACTTACATACCAGAGCTAGAATTAGACCGTGAATTAGTTGGTGCATTAAGACAGATTGATATGCCTACCTCGCCTTATGAGTTGCCAACAGCGGGTGATTTTACAAAAGCGCGAAGAATTGCAGAAAATACATCAATGACCGATGCCAGTTTTACAACTGGAAAAATCACTTTTACGGCCAGCAAATATGGCGAATATTTTATCATTCCAGAAGAAGTAAATGAGGATTCCATAATTGGTATTTTAGAATTAGCCAAAATGGAATTGACAAACGCTCATTTGAGATCTTATGAATCTTGTGTCATAAACGGAACAAAGATAGGTACAGTTCATATTGATTCTGACACGCAGGCAGGCGCTGCAGACCTCGCAGAAAAGCAATTTCACGGACTTAGGTACTACGGTATCCAAAACAGTGCAAACGGTGGAACATACGATTATCTGAACGGTGCGATAACTGATGCGAAGCTTAGAGCACACAGAAAAGAGCTAGGTAAATTTGGCGTTAATCCTCTCGACTTAATTTGGATCGTTGGGCCTTCTGCTTACAATGGAATGATGGGCACTGACAACGTTGTCACGGTTGACAAAATGGCCGACAAGGCCACGGTTTTGAAGGGCCAATTAGGATCTTACGCAGGGACTCCAATTATGCAGTCTGGTTTTATGAGGGAAGATCTAAACGCGACAGGCGTTTATGATGGAGTGACTACTGATAGAACAGGTCTATTACTTATCCACAAAGATAGATGGTATTGGGCAGTTAGGCGACCTATCCGAATGGCTCTTAGAGAAGCCCTAAGTAAGGATGATCGTTATGAAATTGCAAGTTATTCAAGAGTCGATTTTCAAGGTACGCCAAATGGAGCCAACGAGAAAACAGTAAGTTACGGGATTAATGTCCCATCTTAATATCCCCCTATCCTAGTTTAAGGGCCGCTTGACTTTTCGGGCGGCCCGTTTTTGGGGATAACGATATGGCTATATCATTTGATGCAAAACACACCCTTAGTGATGGAGAATCGCTAGACCTCTTGCCCTTGGAAACAAGGGTGGCAGGTGTTTATTATGCAAAACTTGATCTTGCAGGCAATTCCATATTGTCTACTGTTTTAGTTGAGTCAACTGCTGGCGGCTCGGTCCTTGTAGAGTATTATGATTTCACAACTGGATTTGAGATTGGAGAAGGCAACCTTTTAAGGCAACACAATCCCCTTTCAAGCGGCCTTGCAACCGACAAAGTTCTGGTTGGAAATACCCACGATAAAGCCTATCTAAAGGCTACTGTTACAGGTGGGAGTGTTAAATTTTCTGTCTATGGAACCATTGTAAGTACATCGGCGACAGAATTAGCAGACGCTATCATTGAAGAAAACCAGACTGTAAATTTTCTTACGGACAAAGCTGTAGCGATGGGAGGCTACGACGAAACCAACGGAGTCTGGAAATTCTTAAGGATAGGAGAAGACGGGGAAATATTTGTTTCTTCCGTTACTATTTTCGAAAACGTAATACATGCTACGGCGAATATCGCAAAAGGCGCAGAACAAACATTAATTGATAAAACATACACGGCTGACACAAGAGTAATAAAGATCCTTTGTGAAGGTGACGGTTATGGATTGTTTACTGTTCTAATAAACAATTCCCCCTGGGCTATGAAGCGAAATTCTTGGAACGACAGAAATATAGATATTGATATGGGAGCCTACAAATTCGAGGCCACCGACAATTTAAAGGTAAAAGTAAAAAACACCAATTACAGCAATGTAAACGCCGACTATAATATCTTTGTATACGAGGGTTAACAATGAACAAGCAGGAATTCGATGAGCTTAAAAAGCGCGTTGCCAGGAGAAAAACAATTTTTGCAACGAAAGCAAAAATAGAAGATTATGAATTTAAGATCATAGAGTATAATATGACTATATCCACATTAAAAGAAGAGTTGGAGAAGTGCAGGGAAAGCCTTCAAAATCTCGAATCAGATGACGTTTAAACGCACACAAGGAGAGTGAGCATGGCAGAATTTAACGAAGCCCAAATCGTAAAAACTTACAGAGATGACGAATTTAAAATCAAACTTGTTGATGGCCAGTCCGGTTCCACCGCTACAGACTTTGTAACAGTTGGGCAAGACGGAGATACAATTACACCAGGAACAAATGATTTTGCCGTTCCTGTGTTTTTTAAGACAGACGAAGCAACACCAAGCCTTGTTATCCCAAGGACTGACCCGGATGGAAATGTTAAGGTGGTTGTTGTTCCCAGCTCAGATTCTGACAAAAATTTTTCCTACCATCTTCATGACTCCATGGCAAAGGATGCTACAGACGCGCATGATGCTGTTGTGACAAACGCCAAAACAGCCAAGGAAATCAAGGTTACTCTTTCATCCTTGTCACTGGTAACATGGGAAATTGGCGAATATAACGGCGTTGATACACTTACAACATGGGGAAAGGTTGTAACATCGCCAGCTAGCCCAGTTGTAGAACTCAACTTTCCAATGTGTGAAGTTGTGGGGGATGGGACTGTTGGAATCCAAGTACTGGCGACTAATAGGGATAGAGCCAATGATGGATATTCCACAATCCAATACATTGAAGAAACAACCTAATCATATCATGTGACCGTTTCGGGGGGGGTGTCCGGTCCTAAATCTCATAACCAGCCCCACTTTTTTTAGGAGAAAACAATGAGAAAAGCCGCTTCATTCCTTGCAGGCATGTGCTTGCTTCTTGTTTTTGGTGCTGCGTGGCCAACGTCACAGAGAGCCAAGCTATGTGACGATGACAATGATTATTGCGCCGATGTAAGCAGGTCGGCGGGAGTAAACAGGTTGGAAACCAGTTCAATTGTGACAGTTCAATCAACATTTGGACTTGATCCACAAGGTACAGATTTCTTCTTTTTTGGCGGCACCCTTGAAGATGCAAACGGGATAGGTTCGGCAGGCGATACAGTAAGGGTAGAGATCCCAGCAGCAGTTACTCCAATTGGCACTACTCTTTACCCAGCAGTGGACTATACTTATACAGTCACGGCTTCAGATGTGGCCAACGACAATCCCGAAAGGGAGGTAGCAGAAAATGTATGTGTAGGATTAAACGCCGATACAAATTTTATTCTTGCCAACTGGAAGTGTGACGTTGCAAAGGATTTTGGATATGTACACATTGCATCAAGGTTGATGAACGAGTGGGGAACAAGATCATCATGGACTGTAACATGCAGTGGCTTGACAATATGCACCATTGCAAACGGTTCCATCGTAAGGCGATCGAAAGCGGCAGAACTTGCGAGATCCCCAAACGATCCAGGCAGGCTTGGATTTTTCGGCATAACTGGTACGGTTCTTTCTATTCCTGGCGGTCTTGGAAAAAGGTTTTTTGAATTCTTTTACAATACCGAAACAATTCCAAGCAAGGACATGCGGCAGGATTGCGATGAAGCCAGTTATACAGAAAATAAGTGTAGGTACACTGTACCAGTTGACAACAACGAAGACCTGTTCATATCGCAGATACGTTGTTATGGCGGTTGTTCCGGAATAAAATTCGGGCAATTTTTATGTAAAAATCAGCCTCTTGGTTCTCAGTCAAGAGGTTCGGGAATATCGGTTGAAATCAAATCTGACAACGAAATAACAACACTTCCAGGAATACTCACAACCGAAGATTTCAAAAACTATTTCTCTTTCCCGCAACCGGGCAACGCTTTTAGAATCGACGTTCAAGCGGGGGAAGATCAATTTGTTGCTACTTTCGCGCCAGAACTTTCCTTCATAATCAGAAAATCTGGAACTTACGGAATTGGAAATGACGATTACATTCATATCCACATTTATGACGATATATCATCTGGTCTTGCACAATTAGAATGCTTGGCAGAAGGATTCAGACAGGAGTAAAAAAAATGGGCGTGGTAATTCCGGAGCGCGATGAGCAGGGACATCCTCAATATAAAAACGTAATAGCCTTGGACGGATTTCATTACGAACCAAGATCTCTTGATTTCAAGGTCGGGCAATACAACAGCCTCTACAACCGAAAGCACGACAACGGCGGGATATACGACGGAACCGATTACGGCGACGCCGAAATGATGTTTTTTGATTCATCAGACAACGAGCTTTCATTTCGCCAAACGGGCCATGAGTCTGAAACAGAAACCCAATTTCAAGCAAGGCTTGATTCCGGATGCGTAAAGACAAGAATAGACTATACGCCGAATTTCAAATACTGCATAAAGTCGGGGATCATCAGTTTGAGGGAATCCCCTTCAACAGACTGCTATTTGTGGTGTGTCCTAGCGCCACACATACCGGAAGCGAGCGGTGGAAACGTTCCATTTCTTGCTGGCGGCTACAACCTTTCATTCTTTCCAGCCAAGTCATTCATCCAAATGGACGGCAATACCACATTTGTCCTTGAAAACGATACAACATACTATTCACACAAAATTGGCTTGATTGTGAAGCACTCAATAGGTGATTATTTCGGTGTTCAGATGATTTACGAGCATTACAAGGAGTAAGATGAAATTTTTATTTTCAACCAATGAAAAATGGTATTCAAAGGCTCATAGGTATATAACTGGTGAGCCTTTTACACATGTTGGAATTCTATTTTTTGAGGGTGGAGCTAATATTGTTGTTGAGTGTACCAAGCCAGCGGGAAAGGCAAGCCACGCGGATCACTGGAATAAAAAATATCAGACCGTGGAAAAGATTGACTTTCCATTATTGCCAAGGGACGAAACACATGCTTATGCTGACTGCATATTTGACAGCTTAGACGTACCTTACGATTGGGGTGCTTATTATTACGCATGGATTGCTGGATTAAAGAAATACCTTTTTAATTGCCCATACCCAGAAAAAAACAAGTGGTCTGGCAATGGTCGTTGGTGTACAGAGGTGGCGGGATCAGTGGCACCGTATCTTAAAGGGTTCTACGGCGTTGACATATCTGATTTGCAGCTCGATGCAATGACCCCTTACATGCTTTATAAGGCTTTGAAAGTACGGGGGAACATGTATTGATTGTAAAACTTACCAAATGGAAAGACCTGGCAGAATTCTCAGAAGCATTTAAACGTGCTTCTGGCCATTTAATTCCAGAAGAATATTTCTACTTCCAAAATGTTTGGGCGGTTAAAGAGGGTGATGAAATCACCGGAGGATTTGCCATAGTAGATTATGAAATGCCAAGAACCCTGGAAGAAATCCCGCGGCCCCCAGTAAGGATTAACCTGTGTGACAAGGTGTTGGAGCTTACTGGTTACTTTTGCGGGAATAAAAAGTACATAAAAGATCTTAAACGCCGAATGGCCACAGAGGTTTTCAAGTGTAAAAAAGACAAGTTCATCTATGCCTATGAAATAAGCAAGACAGGATTGGCAGAATATTATTCTATTGGCTATCCTGTAAAATTATACGAAGGGGTTACTAAACGAGGAGGTGAGCCTCAATCCATTGAATTATTGACTAAACAAGGTGTATTGGCCATAATAGCAAAAACAACATTAAGCGGTACAAAAAAGGGGGTTCCGGATGAAACTTAAATATGTTGGGCAAAAAAGATCACCCATCTCACTACACATAAAAAACGACAGTGGTACAATGGGTATTAGTATTAAAACAAACGAGATTTTTGATTGTACGGCCGAGGAAGGTCTTTGGATACTTTCGAAATTTAACGAAAATGAAGACAAGCCGCTTTTTGTTGAAACATCAGAACCTTCACGTATGAAGATGAAGCAGCCAACTAGGAAGGCGTGAAACAAAGTGGCGTTTAAACAGGGAGGTTTGAATGGCGCTTAATGCAAACGCTCTAATAGAATTGGCACCAACAAAAATATATCTTGGAATTCCATCGACAGAAACGAGCCAGGATACACTTGTTGAAGGGTTTATAAACTCTTGCTCTTCTCTCTCTGAAAACTACTGCAACAGGAAGTTTAGAGAGGTGGAGCACACTGAAAGATTCAACGGTGTAGGCATTACAGAGATCCTTTTAAGCCATTGGCCCATAAACTCGATTACATCAATTCATGTGGACGACAAGAGGCAATTCGGAGTTGACAACTTGTTAGATCCATCCAACTATGAAGTGTTCAACGATGAAACAGGAGATGGGTTTATAGTTGAGAGATTTGATGCAATATTCCCAAGGGCTAGAAAAAATATCCAAGTGATTTATAAGGCTGGATACGTTGCCTTTGATGACGTTCCAGCCGATTTGCAACTAGCCTGCAAAATTGCAGTAGCCTTTTATTACGAGCAACAGCAGCAAAAGAACTGGACATTCTCCAACAAGTCCAAGGGAGAAGAAAACATTACTTTGATACAAGGGCTTCCAGAGTCCTCGACGCTCATACTTGACAACTACAAACGAGCCGAAATGATTGCACCTGTTGAGCCAATAAGGAATCTCTAATGGACAGCTTTAAAGTACGAATGCTGAACATGAGGAGCATCATAGAAAAGATCAAAGAAAGGCAGGCGGCTGCTGCACCAGATTCTACAGCGGTCAAAAGAGCTTTGCAAAGGGCCGCCATTCTCATCACATCCCAGGCAAAACTAAATGTAAGGCGTCAAGGACTCATTGACACCGGGCGTCTTATTAACTCCCTTCGCTGGGAATTCTACAAGCGCGGGGATGTAAACGGGATTTCGATTGGATCTTTTGGGGTGCCTTATGCCGCTTTTTGGGAATTTGGTTTTCATGGGCAAGTGCCTGTAAGATCCCACAATCGAGTCATTACCAGAGCATTTGGAAGGAGCCTAGAAAAGGCAACCATAGCAAGGGTTAGAGCACATCAAAGACGGATAGACAAGCAAGGAAGGCCGTACCTTTACCCTGCTTATGAAAAGCATAAAACGCGTATTGTTCAATATATGCTTGATGCAATCTAAGGTTATATGCCATAATTCTGACACACAGCGTTTAAACAAAATATTCGAGAATAGAGCATGGCGGGATTCAAGGCACAGATTGCCGACGCTCTGAAATCGAGAGTAGAGGGTGTTACCATTGCTGGAGGGTACTCGCACGATATAGGCGTGGTATCGTTTGACAAAGTGAAGATAAACATATCCGACTACCAAGATTTCGAGCTGCCAGCGGTTCAGATTATCGACTTGTCTGCTACTGTCAATCATGAAATGTCAAGGTCAAGAACACAATGGTTTTTGGCTGTAGAGATTTGCATGAGGACGACGGAAGAGCTGGGCGTTGTCGATCAAAAAGAGCTATGGGATTTGGAAGAATCGGTTAAAAGAGCGATTATGGAAGATCCAAAGCTAGGCTTGAATTACGTGACCAGCGTCACGTTGATCGATTCTGTGACAGACCTACACATGCTTGACCCGAATTACATATCAACCATTGGTGTCCAGGTAGAGTATTACGAGCCAATTACTAGAAGTGCCTGCTAGTTTTCAAGTCATGACGTTTAAACAACAACTTCATGATTGAGGATCAAAATGGCTAAGAATTATCCTAATTTATATGCGTCTGGAAATGACAGCATATCTTTGGAACAGCGTTTTTATTTGAAAGAGGAAGTAACCAGGGGAACAATGGTTTACCCTGCAGCGACTGATTTCTTTTTTACAATGCCTGGTGGAGCGATCAACTTTGAAGCTCCATTTGAGAGTTCACCACAAAGAAGTGGAAGACATCACTCATCTGTGTTAGAGCAGAAAAATTCAACCGCCTGGAACTTTTCCACATATTTCAATATTGATACGACTCTTGGAGCCGCAAACGTGGCCGAGATCGACCCAGCGTTTAGAGTTCTATGGAAGTCCTTGCTTGGCAAGGAAACTGCAACGGCAGGAGCTGTCTATGATCCTTCAGAAACTCCAGATTTGACTTTTACATTAATGGAAGTTGGCGACAAGTGGGCCAGGCAAACAATTGGCGCTTTTGTCATGTCAAACAATGTTCAGTTGCCTGGCGACGGACAAGCAACATGTGAATGGGCGGGAAATGCTGGAGAGTCATATCTCATTGGTATCGGCCAATCAACAGCAGACAACAATACAACCAATGACATCGTTGTTGGAGCTGGAGAATCTGAACGTTTTGAAGTTGGCGGTGCGGTGATGATTATCAAGGGTGACAACAGCCGTTCTGCTGATACCCCAGATGGATCACCAAGGCTGATAACAGCAATTAACACAACAACCGACACCATTAGTTTGGGTGGCGCGGTCCTTGCTGACGCCGATGGTTCTGGGGGAGCTGGGACTGAGATTTATCTCGTATACTATGAAGCCGATGATGCGGCTTTGAGTGCAATCAATGATATTCAAACTGGTCTTGTAGGTTCCGTGAGCATCGCTAACCTTGGCACCAGTTGCTTTAGATCATTGGGACTAAACATAAACGGGAACCACGAGTTAGTTGATTACTGTTATGGTACAAAAAATTTAAGCGGGAAATATTATGTCCCAGGAGACAGGTTGACAGTCGAAGTATCATTGTCTTTCAATCTTTCAGATGAGATGGTGGAATTCCTTCATAAAGTCAAGAGATTTGAAGGCCAGGCAATAACTGCAATAGTTGGTGATGTTGCTGGAAGACATGGAAAATTTGAGATTCCTTCAGCAATTTTCAATTATCCAGGTTTTTCACTTCCAGATACTGGCAGTATTCCTGTAGAATTTTCTGGAACGGCGTTTGAATCAGCATTTACAGCAGCTGACGAAATAACAGTCAGCTTTATCTAATATCTAAGGGGGGGTTTATGGCTTTTTTGAAACCGGAAACTTTAGGCGTCATTGATTTCATCTCACCAAAGGATGATGCAATTGATTTGGAATTTGACGACGCTACAGGAGAACCAAACAGCAATTTGGAGAAGTACCGAGAAACTTGGGACTTTGAAAAGCATTGCACATTAAAGCCAGATTCCCAGCCTACGAGATTCAAGATAAATTTTTCTCTCACCCACAAGAAGCAAGTATTGATTGACAATGCTTCTCTTGGCGGTGACGGGAAAAAGGATGAATTCGGGTTTAAACTTGGCAAGCACAAGTATGCAACAGTAAAATGTGTACTTTGCGGAATTGAGAATCCAGACACCTTGCCTTTAGCTAAAAAGATCGTTTTTAAAAAAGACAAGCATGGTTTTGTCACTGACGAGCTGCTTGCAGAATTGGGAAGTTATGGAATATTGGATGATATATATTCCTTCTACCTTACCCACAAGGACAATACAGAGATCCTTAAAAAAAAGTAACCGCTCTTATGGCCTTGCAGTATGCCGACCATTCGGAATTGAGCCGAAGAGGTCGGCCTTTCTCTTGTGACAAGTGTCTTAAAGATCCCAATACAAAAAAATATAATGATTCGATAGCAAAGCTTAGGCGTTGCCGAGAAAACAGATATGATTTTACTGAGGCTGACGGTTCGGTTTTCCCAATACAAATGGAGGTTGGAGGTCCATCGTTTGGATTTTGTCCGGCAAAGGTCACAAGGGACGATCCAACGGCCATGATGATTTTTAAGACTTTGATTGCTATACTTGAAACAGGAACATGGCCCGATGAAGGTGGTTTAAACAACCAGGAATATTTTTGGATTGATCTAGTGTCAACTTTTGGGCCTCTGAAAAAAACTTTGGAATTCAACGAGAAATTCAACACGGTTGCAAAAAGCTTTAATTCTGGCAAAGGAAGCAACAACAAGCCTGGGAGATGAAATGGCTATAGATAAAACCAAGCTGGTTATTGACATTGAAGTCAACAACAAAGATACAAAAAGAGCGTTGAATGATATAGGTAACGCCTTTTCATCACTTTCTGAAAAAGCCGAAAGATCAGCCACTAAAACATCTTCATCAATGGATGAGATCGAAGGAAAGTATAAAAGGATTGCAGAATCATTGTCAAAGACAACATTAAAGGCTTCCGCGTTAATGTCAAAGTTTGCAATGGTGGCAAAGCAAGACCACTTCAACAAAATGTCAAAGTCATCTGAAAATCATAGAGCAGAGGTACAAAAGGTTACAGATGATTACTCTAATCTTTCCTCTGAGATATCAAGCTTGTCTGAAGATTTTTTGAAACTTTCTGATTCTGTTTCATCATCCATGAATCAAAACACTCAAAGCGTAGAAGGTTTTATTGACAGCGTTACAAAAAAGAAAGGCGATCTTGACAAGGTTTTGAGCGGCAAAGCAGAATTTGAAATTGATACATCAAGACAATTTACAGAATTGCAGAATTCAATAGAAAAAAACAACGACATAATAAAACAGTCGATGGATTTGCAGGAAAAATATGAGAGAAATATAGAGAATAGCGCAAATAAAAATATTGTACTTGCAAAAACTGTAAATGGTTTGAGTGAGAATATATCAAAATACAGGGATCAACTTTCTGAAACTACAAAAGAAACCATAAAAGTTACAAAGGCGACTAAGAAAAGTGCCGAGCAAGTAAGCGTTTTCACGAGAATATACAACAAGATTGCCAATATAGTTAAAAGTGTACAAAATGCTTTTGCTTTCTTGTCTCAACAAATTGTAAATTTTATAGATATTCTAGAATTTTTATCAGACCCGGAAAGGTTGAAGAAAGTTACAAGACTTCTATCCTTAATGTCAAATATTGCCAGAATAAAAGGCAATCCAAACCTTGCAGACCAGATAAACAAAATATCAGATTCTGTTGTGGATTTTTCTGCCAAAACAGCAGTTATAAAAGATGTTGTGAAAGAAAGTTTTGATACCGTAAAAGAAAAATATGATGATGCAATTAAGTGGTCTGAAAGGTTTGGTGTTGCATTGGACACTCTGAAGGTTACAGCGGTCGGGGCGATAGGTCTAACTATAGCTTCAGAATTCGAGATAGTGCGTAATGCGATGAATAAAGCTGCCTGGACAGCCTCTGATTTTGCTGTAGGCGTCAAGAAGTCATTCAAGGAAACAGCCTCAGCAGTTAAAAAGCCTGTAGATTTTTTAACTGTTGCAGCGTCTAAATATGACAAAGTTTTGCAAGGGATGAAAAAACTTTCTATAAACACAGCTAAAACGATTAGAGGCACTTTCTCACTTTCCTTGTTGAGTGCTGTAGAAGCTGTTGGAATATTGGCACCTGCTTTGCTGGGCCTTGGGTATGCAATGGAACAAAGCGATAATGCTTTTGTGAGAGGTACGGGACAAGTCTTAAAATTTGTTTCCATATTGACCACAAGCCTTGCTGGTGCCATTGCGCTGGCCATGTCATGGATAGGATCTTTGATAGAAAGCCTTGGACATAAATTAATTAACTCACTTATTGCAGCTCAAGATAAGTTTATCAAATTTCAAGCAGTAATGAATCAATTTACGTTTACAGTTAAAGGTTTTACAAAAGAATTTGGAGAGGCGGCAGTTGGAAGCCTTGACGAATGGAATGAAAAACTAGAGATGCTTGTTGATAATTCCATTTTCGCAAGAGAAGAAATTGTTAAAAGCATGAAATTGATCGTAGCCGAAGGAACAATATTAGGGTTAGTTCCAAAACAAATGATGAAATTATCAGAAATAGCCGTAGATGTTGCCAGCAATACAGGTAGAAAGGTTTCAGAAGTAACACAATTGATGGTTAATTCCCTTGGCATGACAGCTCAATCGGTACTTGGTCTTGGGATTGATATCAGAGATGCCACCATTGAAAACAGCAAGATGTTGGATTCAACGGGTCTTTTGGTAAACCAATTGACAAGAGAAGAGAAAGTACAAGTTAGGTTGCAGGCTTTAATCAAAAAGACCAATGCTATTAGAGGGGCTTCTGCTTCAGCCATAGACACAGTTGCAGGTCAAACCATGCTGCTTACAAAAGAACAAGATGAGTTGTCTAGAAAAATGGCAGAAACAGGGGTGGCAACAAGGGCATATTTGAAAGTATTGATAAAGTTGCATAGGTGGTGGAATTCGATGCCAGAGGCTTTATTGAAAGCCATAGGGATGACAAGAGACATACTCGGAGTAACGCTGATTATAACAGGCAAGATAATTAAATATACGTTTACATTGATGGGCCTTATCTTGGCTTATAAATTTCTTGCTGCTGCAGCCAAGGCATATCTAGGCGTTAATATCGCGATCATAGGAACACTGAAAACCATCTTTTTAAGAATACTGCCTCTAATAGCTTTGATATGGCTTTTTTATGATGCTTTTAAAGAGTTAACGGAAAAGTCAGTTGCTTTTATGGCAGTAATCAGAGATTTGGGACTTGCGCTAGGGTTTCTGTCTGATGAAATTGAAGAAACGAACGAAAAGACAGCCGAAACAAAATCAATTCTTGAAAAGCTGATTGGCTTCATTTCGAGGTCTGCTATTACAGTATTGACGGGATTGGCACAAAGTTTTTTATACCTGCAAAAAGCATTGTTGTCTCTGAGGAAGTTGCTTGTAGACGATCAAGCAGTATTGTTTGAATACAACAAAGAGCTGCATAGAATAGACACCTTGATAAACACGCTTACAAAAGACACGGAAAACTATGGATTAACGATAGATTACTTTACAAACAGCGCCATAGCAGCGACTGAAGCACAAAAGGGATATGGTGACGAGGCCAAGAAAAATATGGACTTGGTGGAGTCATTTAGAAAAAGGGTTAGAGAACTAGCTGACTCTATGATGAAGGGGTTCGACCCAGAGCTTGAAAGACAGGTTGCACTCGCTGACAAGTTTGAACAGACAACACTTAAAATTAAAAAGCTAAATGCTGAGATGCAAAACATCTTTAACATCAAGGGTACAGAAAAAGAGCTTGCCAACAAGATAGTTGAGAAAAGAAAAGCCCTGTTGCAGGAAGAGATAAACCAGCTTCGAATTAGGAACGATATTCTTAAAGAGACTGACACCGCTATCTTGGATAAAAGCATTGAGATTGCAAACCTTGAAGGAAAAGGAATAGAATCTATAAAAATAAGGTCAAAGATAGAAATAGAAGCCGTTAACAAGCAGATAGAAGGAATGAAGAAAATAGGAAAGCTTGACGATGAATTGTTGAAAAAGCTAAACAGAAGAATCGCGCTCATTAAAAAATCCACTGAACTTTCCATCAAGCAGGCCAAGCAAAGAAAGGAAGAAGAGAGAGATAAAAAACAGTTTTCAGCACTTGAAAAAATAATAGCAAAGAACGGCGAATTGCAGAAGTCAATAGCAGACTTTGGAGCAGACCAAGAGACAAGAATAAACAACCAATTCAACAGAGAGATTGATTTAATCATCAAGACAAGAGATCACTTGAGAAGCAAGAGGTTGCTTACAAGTGAAATAGAAAAACAGTTGAAAATGCAGCGTGAATTGCTTGGTGTTGCCAGAGAACAGCAGATTGAAGAGGCCAGAAAGCAACAGCAGTCTCAAAGGCAACAGGTAGCTGGTGACGTGGGAAGTGCGCTTGGCGGTGTGGCTGAACTTTTTGAAGGCGCTTCGCAAGCCTTTGGGCAATCTATGAGCGGATTCCTTGGCCAAGCCTCTACAGCCATGGCCGAGATGAGCGCGTCAATGGGTTCAATGATAATTGGCATTATTCTGAAGATCCCAGATATTCTTAAGGGTGTGGCTTCCCTTGTGGACAAGATAACAGATTTTCCAAAAATGCTTTACGAAGCGTTTGGAGCCTTGTTTGATTCGTTAACCAGATTTGTCCAGGAATTCATTCCAAATCTCATAGAATCGATCCCAAAATCATTATTTCAATCGGCTGAGTTCATTGAAGGAATTGTGACAGCTTTTGAAACTTTGGTGGATCAGCTGCCAAGTATCATAGAATCCATGATGGAAACTTTGCCAGACGCTCTAATCAAAATGATTGTAGCCTCAATGAGATCAGCGAGATTGATTACATCGATCATCAAGCTATATTTTCAAGCGTTGCCTAAAATTTTTGTAGAGATCGTCAAAATGTTGCCAGAACTTATAAAGGCTGTGTTGCGCGGTGTTTCTGAGGGTTTTACATCTATGTTCGGAGATCTCCCAAACAAGGTCGAGGAGGGAATAAATCAAGCCAACAAAAAGTTGCAAGAGGCTTTTGGAAAAACATCACAGCTATTTAGAGTCGCAGCTGAAGAGGCTGGGATGGGAGCTTCTAGCCCTGACGAAATTGCAGCAGCCATGCTTGAAGGATCAAAGAAATCCATGTTGTGGATTGAAAAGAAGTGGAAAGAGCTGTGGAGATGGATAACTGGAGTGTGGAAAAAGCTATGGGGAGAATTGGAAAAAATTTGGGATGGAATTATTGATCTCGTGAGAAATGGTTTTGCAGCCATATGGGATCTGGCAACAAAGATTTGGCGTGGTCTTTGGAGCTTTGCCGAAAATCTTTGGAAAACAATGTGGTCATTGGCTGAAACACTTTGGAAAAAACTATGGTCTAATGCAACCGAGGCTTGGGATAAGATTTGGGCGCTTGCTCAAGAAGTATGGAATGGCTTGTGGTCAATGGCTACAGACATCTGGGATGGGATTTGGTCTACAGCTCAAAGAATTTGGAATGGCTTGTGG